CTACATTTTTCTTCTCGTCTGATAACTTTTGAGTAAAATAAGTTTTACCCGAACAACAACCGCCTACAACGAAAAGTATATTCACATTCTGTTTAGAATTACATTCACTTTGTTGTTCTTTTTCACCATCTTCAGGAACTTTTTTTACAACAGCATAGTTTTCACCATCTTCACTTACTTCCACCTCTTCGAAATCAAATTGCTTTAACACTTTCTTAGCAATCTGTTCGCAAGATTGACTTCTGAAATCATATATTGCTGTACCTGCAATGATGGGTGTATTGTGTTTTATATAACTTTCGACTTTGTTCTTGAGTAATATAAACTCTTCATCACGATTATCGTGATTAACCCGTTTTTTACAATTAAATTTGAAAAGATGACGGTGCGGTTGCTCAAGAAACTTAACACCATCACCGTGATTTGCTGAAGCATTTGGATAACAATGCATACCTTCGATTTCGAATTTAATCCCAACCAATGTTTCTAATTTTGTTCTCATATCAATAAGTTATGTTAAATCTTTCTTTCGCTTTCTCAGGTCCTATACCGTAAGTCTTACATAGACATCTCTTCTTATATTGACATAAATTAACAGGACCTCTATAAATCACTTTTCCATCAAAAACCAATCGCAATATCTTTTCGCCGTTGATATTTTTATTTCTACTTTTACGAAAATTTTTTCGCTCTTCATCAGTCATTGGTTTCAACCAACCATTTTTATGATAGATGAATTCTTTTAACGTTTCGTCCATAATCAATCTCCCGGCTCAATTATACATATCGGTATCGCTGGATATTGTAGAACTAAAGGAATACACCTCGAATCGACTTTAGTATTCTTTCTCTTTAGATCTGCCATTACTTGTGTAAATTTCTCTCTTTCTATTTTAATACACAATGGCTTAGGTCTATACTTCGAATCTTTCTGAGTCTCAATTCGTTCCATCTGCATGTGAATTTCAAGTGCTTCTTTACAAGGTAGGAATTTTTCAAGACTAGGAATCTTATTCGCACTAATTAACATTACTTTATCACCGCGTACCGTTTCATTAATAACGGGTACAAACATTTTTTCTTTTTTCATATTTTTCACTTTAATCTATATAATCATATTCATCGTTATCTTCGAGATCAAACTCTTCAAAGTCACTTTGCGTAGTAATTTCGTAATCACTCATATTCATTTGATTTTAAATTGAACAATATATTAACTCACGTTTTGCTCTTGTAATTGCTACGAACTTGAGACAATATTCACTATACAGAGCTTCTTGTGTTCTGACCTTATCGCTAGGGATCAAACCAGGATTTAAAAAGAATACTCTATCACTTTCAAGACCCTTTGACTTATGTATTGTACTTAATACAATACCTTCAACATCTTCTGTGTAAATCCTTTTAATATTTTCCTCCATTATAGAAATATTGTTCCATATACTTGATAATCTATCTATAATGGAACATTTCTCAACAAGATTTTCATAAGATGGTTGTTGAATTGCTGATGCGCGACTCATACCTTTATCCATCAATTCTTGTATCTTCTGTTTTTTAAGAATTTCAAGATCTTGAAAATTAGTGATCTTATCTAAAATCGCACACAGTGCATTGCCGAAGTCTTTATCTTTAATTGTAGCCTTTTTGCTGTTTTGCAAAAGATTTATAAATGCCTCTACAAGTGGTAAATTATTTCTACATAAAACAAAATCACCTGAATTAGCCTCTTTTAATTCACCTAATCTTACACAACCTTGAATTGCATTCTCTGAAGCTTCGATACCATTTGAAAAAACAGTTTTAGCTTCATCTACAATTGACTTAGCGCATCTATATGTTATATCAAGAGGCAATGTCACTGTATTAGCAAGATTTTGTAAAAGTTTAAAATTTGATACACTCGCGCCCTGAAATGTGTAGATGTTTTGCCTTGGATCACCAACAGCTATAAATCTGCCTCCAATAGGTTTGATATATCTTAATAGAAGTTCTCTCTGAATTGTATTCATATCTTGAACTTCATCAGCAACAACAAGGTCATATTTAGGGAATTCGTCTTCATCAATAAGAATATATGGAAGATACAACATATCTGTAAAGTCCATCTCAAAATCACGATTACTATTGATCTTACGAGTTCGCTTTATCCATTCCTGCTCAATATCTACGATATCTTGAACCATTCGATCACGAAATTCAATATCCTTATCAATGCATATATTGTTTATATCATTTTGATAATCAACGAGTAAATTCATACGAATAGCATTCCATATATCTTGTAATTCAAATAGATATCTCAATTGCTGCTTTTCAGGTACATCTTCTAAATTCAATATCTGTCGTCCTATTTTAAAACATTTATTTTCACTTAATTTTAATTTGAAATTAAAATTGCGAAGTAGTACCTTGAGCCCTTTAGAATGAAATGTACTTACTTCAACTCTTTCAGGTAATCTAGTTTTCAGTTCTTCAGCAATGCTCTTATTAAACGCTGAGAAGAAACACTTCTTATAAGGCGCAGTTCTTCGACAACACTCTACAATTGTAGTTGTTTTTCCAGACCCCGCTGTAGCCTCTATTACTATATTTTGATTTGTTTTTGCGTACGTATCAAAAACTGCATTTTGACGATCACTCCAATTTTTCATTTCAAATGATTTTCGTTACTAACTAAAGAAATTATTTGTTGAGAGTATTTAAAAATCTCTACATAATCCTTTTGTCTTTTCAAAGCAATCTTTTTCTTTAAAACACTCATTATATCGGCATAACGAATATCATCTTGACATAAGAATTTATTGTAATCAAATTCCTTAACAACCCAAATATCAAATATGATTTGATTAAAACAAAATCTAAAATGATTTTCTATTGTTGGATAACGACAGCTATCATCGTGACCTTGATATGTTGAATTTAGCAATTTCAATATCTTGATTATGTTAGGATCATCTGTTCTCAATTCCAAATCGATATCGTTCGGCTGACAATCAAATCCATGTTGGTAAAGTGCCAAACTTCCACCAACAATAAAGTCTTTGCTAATTTCTTTTTCAAACTTTTTTAACGCATCAATCATTATTGACACATCAATTGCAATTTCAAAATCTTTCATTCTGCTTCAATTTTATCTAGTTCGTATTCAGTAAAATTCTTATAATTAGCTAATATATCAGCTACTGCATTACCATAAACAATTGGATCGTTTATATTCTTTTTGTGACCTGGATGCCATATTAATCTTAATCTAAGTTTCTTACGATCTTTGAGTTCCTTCAATATAGCTTTCCATAGATCAACATTCATACATCCTTTCCAATCATTATCAACCCATTCTTTAATGTTTTTAACAAGACCATCGACAACATATTGACTATCACTATAAACCGTAGCACTTATAGGAATATCTTTTCTTAGAGATTGAATTGCTGTCAATAATGCTCTCATTTCACATCTACCAATTGTAGTTTTCTTATAACCTTTTGAAATGAAAGTTTCTTCACCATCACAAATCATATAGACACCAATTCCTCCTTTTTTAATTTTCCAATAACAGCTTCCGTCTGTAAAAATTGTTATCTCTTTTCTTTCCATGTCTAAAGATACTACTTTGTTATCGATAAATCAAGACTTCGTGTTCTTATTCTTCAACTTTAACCTCTTAATTAAGGCCCAATCTGTTGATTCGTCATTATTAGAAACTGTATCGTGACCTTTAATTACTGCATTCGTTATCACAGTCTTTTCGTCAATGACTTCTTTTAAATCTACATCAATAGTTTCATTCGATAATATATAATATATATTCATCTCTTGTTTTTGACCCATTCTATCTATACGAGCTTTAGCTTGATCAAGATCTGAAGGTCTAGGAGGTAATTCTAAAAACAACATATTACTACAATGTTCTTGTAATCCATCTACACCTGTAGAAAGTGTTGCAATATTAGCAAAAACAAACTGTTTATCTCTTTTAAATTCTTCAACTCTCCTCATCTTCTCATCTGTTGTTTGTTCACCGATCACCAATACACTATCTTTTGCAAATTCTTTTTGCAATTGTTTTAGAGGCTCGGTTCTTACACCAAAAACGATTAATTTTTCATCTTCTGCAATCTCTTTCCATTCTTTTAAAAATGCGGTAATGAATTTCATCTTACCTTTAATGGATAGATCTTTCAAATTCGCTAATTTAACTAAATGTTCAGCTCGTCTCGCTCTCTCTGCAGCCTCAAGGTCTATATCTTCAAGATACTCAATGAAATTTTCTTCGGCTTTTTGATACTCTTTCTTATTCGTTATCTCGCATTCGATTGTTTGTTCTATAACATTAGGAAGCTCTTTCAAAACATCGTTTCTTTCTTTTCGATAGTAACAGTAATGTTTCAATATATTGTGTAACTCTAATGTGTATGTAGCTCCTGAGCAATCTAATCCAAATCTCGTTATTTTTGCATTACAATATCTATTTAAAAAATATTTCATATTCGGAAATATTTCGTCAAATCGTCCTAATATCCTTAGAATATTTATAAGCTCTTGAGGTCTGTTCTGAATAATCGTTCCGCTCAACGCAAAGACTTTATGTGCTTTTTTCACAATTTTTTCAACAGCCTTCGACCTCATTGTTTTGGGATTTTTACATAAGTGTATCTCATCGAGAATAACACATCCCCATTTTTTAGACAAACTTCTGCTATACCTTAATTTTAACTCTTCGCCCCTTTTTGTTTTTTTAAACAAGTAATCGTAGTTTATAATAGTAACGTCTACTTTCCAATCTAAATCATCACCATCTTTAGAATCTATAATATGTATTGTCCTATTAGGATTACACCTTTTCCATTCTCTCTCCCAAGATGTCTTGACTGTAGACGGACATATAACTAAACACGGGAAAAGATCAAGTAATTCAACTGTTGCAATTGATTGGCGTGATTTACCTAATCCCATAGAGCAACCGTTGATACAATTATCGTGATTTATCATATAAGTTACTCCCTCAATTTGATAATCTCTCAAATTAAGAGGTAACTTAAGAAAGTCAATTAATTGTTTCACTTCACTTTCTTCAACATAATTGTGTATAGGATTTAATTTAATTTCTTGAGGCCGATAAATTCGTTTATTTTCAAAATTATTTTCCTCAAGAAATCCCTTTAATCTAGACGATATCTCTAAATTAAGTTGTAAATACCATTCTTTAGTTGCGTTATTATATTTAGCTTTGAATCTCTTCATGGCTTCAACTAAATGCGGTCTATAATCAAAACCTATATATATCCAATCTTTTTCTCTATAGTAATATCTCATCACATCAATTTTTATATAAAGCAAAGTGGATCTTATTTCACAACAAAATCCACTTCAATACTCAATTTATAAATTTAAAGCAAAATGTTAAAGTCAGCAGAGGAATTTCTCTTTGAACTCCGTGGCTGTAAAGATCGGAATTCCTAGACTTTCTGCCTTCAATTCCTTTGTCGAATTGCTTCCCTTTTCTTTTACCACCACGCACGTTGTTTTCTTACTCACCGAAGATCCTATCTTATGACCCATTTCAGTAAGTTTTCTCTCCCAATCTTTATTTCTGAATCCGGTAAAAACAATTGTCATCTGACCATCAAACGATTTCTCTTCAAGACCGTAATATGTAATAGGAATTGTAAACAAATCTGATGTCCATGACATCCACCAATCCATAATCCCCATGATGAAAGCGTAAGCTGTATTAAAACCCACTCCTTCTACACATCCTTCAATCTCAGATGCCCAATTCTCATTACACTTCTTAGCAAAAGAAGATATGTCTTCGTAAGTATATAATTTCAATCCATTGAGAATCTTTTGACACGTTTTCTCAGCTATAACTCCTTTAAAAAAATTATAAGCCGTCATCATTTTTGCAAAATTAGTACCTTTCTTTCTCAGCTCTTCAAATTGTTTCGAAAGTACTTTTGCTGCAACATTACCAAGACCTTCAATGTTTTTAAGTTCATTTTCATCCAATCTGATAATTGATGTAGGATCTTTATATCCTGCATTAAAAATCTTCTTGATAGTTGGTTCTCGAAACTCTTTAAAGTCAAGTGTAGAGAAAAAATAAACGCATCTAGATAATAATACGCCTTCACACTGTGAATTCGTACACATCAAGTCTACATTATTCGAATCCCACACTAATTCTTTACCACATATTGGACAAACTGTAGGAGTCTTTGAATATGTATTTGTATACGAAACTGTTTTAAGATGTTTTGGAATAACGTCTCCTGAACGACATATCACTACTCTTGCTCCCGGAACAATATTGTTCTCAACGATATAACGAGCATTATATGCAGTACATTTTGATACAGTCGCACCACACAATTCAATCGGTTCAATCTCAACAACAGGAGCTAATCTTCCGTCCTTAGAAATTTGCCAACGAACCTCTTTTACAAAAGTTTCTTCTCTTTCTGACCATTCAGGATTTTTATAAGCAATAGCATATCTAGGATTATTATTCGCAAGTCGTCCTAATTCTCTTCTTTTCTTTGCATTGTTTACGTCAATCACAAGACCGTCACATTTATAGCCCTTTGTTAATTTTTCAAATAAACTATTCATAAGATTGACAAAACCGTCTTCGTCTTCAAGTGATTTTACTGTAATTGTTGAGAAATTAACTCTACTTTGTTCGCAACTACATTCGTTTAAAATTTCGAGTTGCTTCTTCTTATCCCAATCCTCATTGTCGCATCCATATCTTACATAATTAACGTATTTTACAAACTCACTAACGTTCGGTGAATTGAGAAGACCTGCAACAGCATTTCTCGCAGATTTATATCCTGCTTCATCTTTGATTTTCAAAAAATCTGCTGTTTTAAAAATCGCTTCACCGAATGAGAAAATCGGAAGTTCGTTGTCAAGAGATTGTGTATAAATTGCACTGTTTATACATTTTTCAAAGTGTTCAGTACAATTTTGTCCAAACTCTCCATCACCACGAGTCCAAGCGTTTCCAACTGTCTCTAATACACATAATGAAATCCCGTCATATTTAGGTGTAACAATCAATTCATCTGTAGATTTTAAATCAATAGATTTGATCCATCTCAAAATCTCTTCATGCGACTTCACCTTTTCAAGTGAAAACATGGGGATCGGAAGTTTTTCCTTTCTATCTTCAGATACTTTGTCTTGTACACCTTTCTTAAACCATTCAGAATCCGGATTTAATTCTTGTAATTGTTCAACAAGTTGATCAAATTCTCGATCTGTTACTAATGGATTACCTTTTCGATACGCATCATTATATCTACGTATCAAACATTCTAATTCTAAAACTTCTTTATCCATATCATTTCATTATTTGAGACAATTCTGCTCGTAAAGATTCAGTACTATCGCATTTAGTAATCTCTTTCTCACTCAAATCCATTAGGATAGAGTATGCTTCAGGAAATTGATCTTTCAATTGTTTTGTTGTATTGATATGTTCGAGAACGCATCTCGTTTTGTTTTTGAGTTGATTTTCTTTACTTAACAAAGATTCTACGTTTTTCTTAAACTCCTCTGTTAAAGGTAATTTATTCAACAATTCATAGATTTGATCTTCATTTTCAAAATAACCAGGAAAATATTCACTAACAGGAATTCTAAGATATATCCACGGTCTCTCTGTAAACAACGAAATGTATTCTAAATAATTTTGCTTTTTAGCTATTCTTGGATATTTTTCACAAAACTTTCTCACTTCATCAGGAATCTCACCTGCAAGATATACATCAACAACAAGACTTCCGTACTCTTCTAACAACTTTTGAATTTTTTCTTTGATAGGATTTGTGATGTTCTTTACGATAAAATCGCGATCTGAATTTGTTAATTTTTGACTTGCCATAATTGTATAATATTAATAAACATTTTCTTTATTTGAAATCATCCATATATAATTCTCATGTCCAAACTTGAAATCCTTTTTCGGTCTACTTTGAATACGATCTTCAAGAGTTACAGGATTTAATTCTGCCATTTGAAATGGTAAATGAATTGAAAAATCTGTAATATCTTGAGCTCCTCGAACTTCGTTGAAGAAAACATCTCTCACTTTAGGTGAGAAGCTCTCTACAATATAAGCTCTCAAGTCTCCAAAAAAATCTACAACAATTACTTGCTTCTGTGTTGTAGCAACAAGTGTCCATAGATTATCTAATGCTTTTTGACTTATTTCCATCTCTTTTATTTTTGTTGTAAAGATACTATTTTATTATGTCAATTGCAACTTAATCGAGACCAAAAAATTGTTTAGTTGCTTGTTCTCGCTTATGTTTGATGACCTCTGAAATATTTTCCTTTTTTAAATTATCTCGATAACGCTTTTTAAGCATACTTGCTTTATCTTCATTACTCTTTGAATTAAACGAAGTAAAACTAACATTTATACCATTTCCTTTTCGCAATTCTTCTCTGTAAGACATCTCTTTTCCACATATAGGACATCTTGGTATATTAGAGAGAACTGTTTCACCATTCTCATACTTGAATTCTGCTTTAACTAGAATATCTTCTTTAGCATGATTTGAACATGCTTCGTTATTACACCATACGTATATCATATCTTATAAATTTTTTCTACGACCATATTCTGCAATTAACAACGAATCTGCAAAATTATCGTCTTCATTTTTACATCTTTCTGTTCTTCTTAAATCTACAGTTGGAAAAATTCTGTGAGATGCGGTAAAACTCATTTTCTTCGTATCAACAACTTGAGTCTTACCTGTTGTAGAAGGTTTTGTAATAATATTAATCCCTCTAAACATTTCTTTTTGCCAAATCTTAGGATTTATTTTCGTATAAGGTAATCCAATTGTAGCAATAATTCCCTCAATTAATCCTGCTACAAAACCAAAATTAAATGTTCCTTTAGCTGAACTACCAAAAATTGCATGTATATTCTCAATTATGACATGACAATTATCTTCGTATTTAGAAAGATTGAATAATGTATTACTTATTTCAACTACATCTATATTTTTCACATCCTTCATTAAAGGGAAGGATTCTGTAAACTTGCCATCTTCATCTATAATCGATACATAGCCACGCATTCCAACGTCAATTCCTATATAAAATTTCATTATTTATCTCCTTTCTTAAAAATTCAACAATTTCTTCAACGTTATCAGGGACTTTTGCTTTCTTTGTATTATTTTCACTCGCCCATAGAGGTTGTAAGTTTCTGTAATTGAAACAGATACGTTGGTTTTCCTCTTTTGTCAAATCGAAATAAGAACACGGAATGATATGATCAATCTGCCATTTTCCTTGATTATCCCACGTCATTCCGGGTTCAAATTGCATCTCGAGATGAGCTTTCAGCTCATCGATCGAGCAACCGAGAAGATCGAGAGTGTGACCTGATTTAATTTTTCCTTTTAAAATTTTATGAAATCGTCCTCTTAATAAAAAAGTTATCTTATAATTTAAATCTGTTTGATATCTTCTTTTATGTAATTCAGAAACTTTTCCTAATTCACGTCTTCTTTTGGATCTCAATCTTTCTCCTTCTCTACCTTTTTCGGTATGATTATAATTTCTATGTTTTTCTTTCCATTCTTCTGTTTGACGTATTTGTTTATATTTTTCACTATATTTTTGCGTATGTTTAATTCTTGCTTTTTTACTAACTTCACGACCTGATTGTGATTGTCTATATTCTTTTCGACAATCATTACAACTGCAACTTAAACCGTCAGAAGTTCTACTACTTTTATAAAACATCTCAATAGGAAGTTCTCTTTTACAATGACCACATATTTTTAATCCTGTTTCAAAATTTGCTTTCATTCTTCTAGTCTACTTATTCCGTTTTCTTTTATAATTCGAATTTGATTTATCTCTTCATTAATTTTAGGTACATGCGTAACAATTATAGACGATTGTTTCAAAAATTTAATTGAAGAGATGATGTTTTCAATTCCCAACGAGTCAGCACTCTCAAGTATTTCGTCAACTAACAAAAATTGCATTCCACCATATTGCTTCGTCGCATTGATCATTTGTTGGATTGCTAATATTAATGCAATTTCTGTTCTCGCCTGTTCTCCTCCTGAGTAATAGAAAAAAGACTCCATCTCATCGCGAAATACATAAGGAGTTATTTCTTCTTTAACTTTTCCTTTTGCATCAACTTTAAAACCTTCAATCATTAATCTAAGATCACTTCCCATTGATTTAAGTATCTCGTTAGCACGAGATTGGATATTTTTTAATTGCTCCATAGCGAGATACATTTTAAAATCTTTAAATCGTTGTGTCCACCTTTGAATTTTAAAGATTTCATCATTTTTATTTGTAATCTTCTTACATTGATCATCAATAAGATGTTCGGTTTCTTTGATGGTGTTTTCAATCTCATCAGTACTTTTCTTTACCACCTTAGTGTTTTTCAGATCCTTAATGTAAGCTAATTTCAAAGAAATTAAATTCTCACCATTTTCAATCTCATTTTGCAGTGTCTTTACAAGATTTTCTTTTGATTTTATCTGTTGATCTAAACCTCCTATATTGTGTTCGAGTTCGAGGATCTTCTTTTTCAAATTTCTCTGTTGATTTGCAACTTCATCAAATTCTTTATCAGTCTGAGATTTCAAAGACATATATTCATCTAAAACAGCATCAAGTTCATAGATTGAATTTTCTATAGCCTCCTTTTCTGCAGACTCTTTATTTAATTCAGCTTCAGTAACTTTTTTGTGTTTTTTAATCTCTTGAACCGTCTTATCTGTTTTAAGAAAAAATTCATGTTGACAATTAGGACAAACAATAATTCCTGAAAGTAAAACCTCTATTTTATTAAGAGTTCTCTTAATATCGACAATTCTATTTTGAATAACATTTAGAGAGTTCTCTTTAGTCCGCTTTTCTTGTCTACACACATCTACATCTTCGTCAATTTCTTTGTAAATTGTATCAAAATTAGAAGTATCTATGTTCGAGAGTTCCTCTGAAACCTTTGTACGTAATTTTTCCAATTCACTTAAAGAATGCTTTAAACCTAAAACAGATTGTTGTTCTTTTGAAATACGAAGTTCGTTTAATTCAATAGCCCTTTTAACATCTTCAATGTAATCTTCAGCTTTTTTGATTTCTTGAAGCTGCTCCTCTTCAGGATTACTATCAAGAATTTCTTGAAGCTGTTCCTGATATACCGAAAGTTTTCCTTCATAAGACGCCTTTGATCGATCCAATACCTGTTTTTCTTCGTTTAAAACCAAAACCTTATCATCTATAATGGATTTTGTTTTATCTAACATAGAGAAGTTTATAAACCGACTTATTAAAGCTAACTTTTCTGTGTTAGATGATCTAAAAAACGAATTATAATTACCTTTTGAGACAATATAATATGACTTTGCATCTTCAGCCGAGATCTCAACCCAATTAGCAATATATCTGTTACCATCGAGAACTGTTGCAAATTGAACTTTCTCGATCTCAATCTCATCACCGTCATGGATCAAATATATTGCTAACACAGAAGATCCTTTTGCTCTTAGCTCTCTTTCGATTTTTAGAGTTTGTCTGCGAATTGGACAATAAATAAACACACAGATATATGCTGTATCAAATCCCTTGCGTATTAACTTCTTATCTTGTTTATCACGAAGATTTACTCCATAAATTCCGTAAAATAATCCTTGTTCTAAGAACGATTTACCTGATCCATTTGACAACTGATCGTCTTGAGTACGATTTTCACCAATGACAGCGATCGCCTCTTGTTGAAAATCGTAATCAATAGATTCAAATGGACCGAAATTTTTCAATACTATTCTTGTTGGGTACATAACTCTTTCTTTACGGTTTCATATATTTCGTTAAATAACTCTTGATCCTCAATAAGCGATTCGCGAACAGAATCCATACCTTGACCTAATTTATAATCGTCTCCATAATAAAACCACGAACCTCTTTTTTGACAGATACCTAATTTTACAGCTAACTCAACTGCTTCTTGAATTGTATCGAATCCTATTCCGAAACGCAACATCACTTCACAGTTTCTAAATGGAGGAGCTATTTTATTTTTAACAACTTTGATTTTTGTTTTATTTGCAACAGCAATGTCACCATCTTTATCCGTTCCGATTCGAGCAAATTCAACTCTTTGTGTTGAATAAAATTTCAAGGCTTTGCCTCCAGGTGTCATTGTTGTTGCTCCTCCAAAACCAAAACCTCCACCAACCTTATCTCTTAATTGGTTAATACAGAATAGTATATTATTGTTCTTTTTACATACATTTTTCAAGATACTTAATTGAGCTGACAATAGTCGAGCAACAAGTGCTACCTTCGCATCACCACTTTCTCCTTGTAAAGTTGCTTGAGGCACAAGACCTGCTACAGAATCAAGAACAACTAAACCTATTTCAGGACACATTAACATTTCACGAATAATTTCCATCGCTTCTTCCGCTGAGTTCGGCTGCGATAAGATCCAGTTATCATTAGAAATATCTACACCAAGTTTTCTCGCATAATCTAAATCTAATGCCTGTTCAACGTCAACATATCCTACAGCTTTCTTCTGTGTTTTTTGCACAGAAGCACAAAGATGTAATGCACACGTACTCTTTCCACTACTTTCATTCCCAAAACACTCGTGAATTCGGCCTAAAGCCCATCCTCCACCAAGAACATTATCTAATGCTAGGGATCCTGATGATACAGTCTCAACTTCTACATTAGTTCCTACAATCGCCTCTTTTCCGAATCTCTTTTCAATTCTACCGAATAAATCGTCCAATCTACCCATTATAATACTTGCTTTAAAATGTTATAACCTTCTTCGTAATTGTAATCGTTTTCTTTGCACCAATCTTTAAATTTAACAGCAATATCACTATTAGAAAGAGCTTTCACTTCTTCAGCGACCTCAATTTCTGTAACTTCGAGTTCCTTTGCTTTCAATTTAACATCAATACCAAGTTCTTGATAAACCTTCTTATCGATTGATTTTAATTGATCTTGACTACCAACTATTTCGACACGAACATAATCATCGGGATTATTTTCTTTCAGTGCTTTAATAACTTTATCTACTTGCTTGAAAGTCATTTCATCTAAGTTCACGACCTCCTTTTTATATCTCTTACCATCAGAAGATATTAAATTATACGAAAGATCTTCATATAATATCCAAAATCCCTTTCTGTCATCCTCACCAAAATTATTTTGAGTAATAGATCCCAAATGGATAACGTTTTTGGTCAACTCTTGATGATCATGATAATGACCAAGAAATACTTTACCCCAATCTTTAAATAGAGAAGGTTTAATTTCACTTTCCACTTTAGAACCATCGTTGTTTCTACTACCTTGCATTGCAATGTGAGAAAACAGTACGCTATGACCTGGCCTTTCAATTGATTGATTAGAGATTTCATCTAACCATATTTCATTATCAAAAAACGGTAAAAAATAACAGTGTACACCATTTACTTCACGAAAATCAAACATATCGATAAGATCAAAATTCGGATGATATTTATATACATCGAGAAAAGATTTTTCGCTATCGTAACTTGTTTTATCGTGATTACCTGGAATACAGATTATTTTTTGTCCTTCTTCTTCATACATCTCAATTATTTCAGTCAAAGTATCGAGCGTTTCTTGTCTTTGACTGATACGCGAATCGAATATATCGCCGAGCCATATATGAGTATCGATACCCATATCTTTAGCTATCCATATCTCTTGACGAGTCAATTCTTTAATGTCTTCAAGGTTAGAAGGTTTAAGATGCCAATCGGTACTCATTACCGCTATAGGTTTTATTTCTGCCATAAATTATAAGTTAAAGTTGCTCCTACAAATAAATCGATTTTTTTGGAAAACATTCCGTAACCAACACCAATAGAAGGTCCAATAGAAAATCTAGGTTTTTTCTGTCTTTCATTCCAGGTGATTACGTTTTCAATCTTTCCAGGAAGATACGAATTTATTTCCAAACGATTATTATCACCAACTTGTTGACGGGTTATAGTAAATTCATTTGTAAGATTGAATATAAGTTTATATTTCCACAAATGAGAAGACCATACTTTAAGATCATATCCTATTGTATCGGTTTGAATGTTAAAATGATAGAGGGAGTCTTTTTCAGTTTGTTTGTCAATAACTTCTTCCTTACCTTCGTATTTATATTTATACTCAAATCGAATCGCTTCAACCAAAGCCTCCTTATCTTTCAGTTGCTTATAAAGCTCCTCATTCTTCTTTTTCAATTCAGAAAATTTAGATGAAGGATATAATTTGGTATATCGATTCAAAGAATCTGTATAAAATTCAATCTCATTTTGCAATGCTTTAATGTCTCGATCTTTTTTGTTCGATCTGATATTAAAAAACAGCAAACCAACGAATAATCCGACTATCAAAATAATAAAAATCCACTTATCTTTCATATAAATCGAATTTATGGGGAAGAAATTTCTTCCCCATGATTTTATCACTTCTTACCTCTCTCAGCACGCAATCTTGCTAATTTATCTTTAACAGATTCAGAAACAGCTCTAGATGCCTTTGTTGCTGCTTTTTCTACAGGCGACTCATCTGCAGCAGCGGTTTCTTGTGAATCACCCTCATCAAAAGGGAGGTCTTCAACAACTTTTTCTTTATAGTCGTCAAACGGAAGCATCATTCCTTGTTTCATCAAATCATACCACTTACGCATTTCTACGATAGGTAAATCAGGTAATACTTCAGTTCCTTCGTATTCTGTTTCGATATATTGTTTCAATTCCGCCTTCATTTTGATCAATGGAGGATAACCTGAAGTTGTTGATTTTGAAGCTGTTTGTGTTGGCTTTGCAGAAGGTTCGCGTTTGACAGAAACTCTAACTTCGTCCTCTTGCTCATCTTCTTCATCGTCACTAGAAGAAACTGTAGTTTTCTTAACGTCTTCAACTTCCGGAACAAGTGCTTCCAATTGTTCCAAACGATCTAAAAATTCATCGTTTTCAAAAACATCAAAACCATACTTTTCATCAATTCTTTTGAGACCTTCAAGCTGCATATCCCAATCTTTGCGCGAAAAGACGTCTACATATTGATCTTCTAATGAAGGTAATTGATCTAATGCTTCAAGAACTGAATCAGGCACTCTATTAGATTCGAAAAACTCATCCCAAGTCTCACCTACTTCAGGCAAACCACAAGAAAGATCATAAACATTTTTCTTCTTTTCATCCTTGTGATAATTGATAATCAACGGATACCCTGTTTCATGATCAGAAAATACGTCCAAACTCACTGCCTTCTTTGATCTCTCAATAGAGATTGACTTCATAGCCTTCCACCATTGAGGACGAATATCCATGCGGTAAATTTCCTTGTCATATAAAACATAAGCTACGTAATTCAATGTAGGAGCTATTCCCCATACCCATTCACCGTTTGTTTTACGAAATCCAGTAATAGGAGCTCTAAATTTCTTACGCTCATCAGAATCCTGAATTTCTGCAGCCATTTTATCTATATATTCAATATATATCGCAACAGCATCTTGACCTTGCATTCGATCACTGTGTACATCTGATGTAAAGACATCTTTCATTCGAATCTCTTTTTTACCAGTATCTTTACCATCTTTATCAAAAACAGTACACTCAATAGGTAATTTTGCACACTTACGAGGAACGTATGGTCTTTGAGTTTCAGAAGGTAAAATTCGAATCTCATAACGACCTTCTTTTGCGAGGGATAAAAAGCTTGCTCGACCACCTTGTTTACCAAACTGACTCATTGTTTCTTGAGCTTTATTCAAGTTTTCATCTACTTCTTCAATCTTAGCTTTTTTAAATTTCGAACGATCAAATGCCATAATTTTAATTTTTTAATTTGTTAATAATTTTATTTACTACTTCGTTACTGATTTCTTTATACTGATTAATATACTCTTGGAATGTTTTAAAATCTTCCTCTTTTTCAAAAATTTCAAAGTCTGCAATCTTTTTAGAAAGATGTTCAAGCGAAAGACCATAAGCAATTGCAGTTTCAACTCTCACATTCTCCTTTCCTCCTCGATTACCGTAAGAGACTTTAATCAAATCCCAATTAAAGGGTGCATGTAAACATTGTTCTATGAAAAATGTTTCAGTTAATTTTATCCTCATTGTTTCGGTTTATGTATTATAAATGAATTAATTTTACCTTCAACCAATTCTTGAAAAAATTCCTTTGGTACAACTTTAGGGAGTAAATTATTCAATTTCTGATCTTTACTTCTGATTGCCCAAAATAAAGAATCGAGTTTATCTCTCTTAGATTCAAGTTCAATTTGATCAAGTACTGCTTTTTGATACTCCTCATTCAAAAGAATGATTTCATCGAGACCCTTTTCTGTTAATTTTACAGCTTCACCATCAACAGAAACTTGTCCATGATTTTTCAGAGCTTCTCTACGATACTTTTTCTTTAATTGAGATACAAAAACATCGCAATAAAGTTTAGCCTCTTTAGCTTTTCGCTCATACTCAGTTTTCCACATTCCAACCTTATTTAATAAAGCTGAAATCGTTACAGCTTCACCATATAAGTTTGAATAGTTAATCGTTGTTACTTCATCTAATTCAATATCTTCATCTGTATCAGGTGAATGTAAAACGATTGTTTTATCTCCTTCTTCTACTATGATATTCATATCTATCTTTGTTTTATATAGGTAAAATTACTGTTTATTTTAGTTTAATCCAACAAACTTTTTCTTAAATGAGTCATTGTTTGTTTTGAATTTTTCATCAACTTAAAACAGTAAATGACGTATTCAAATTTGTTTGTAGAACATATTCTTGTCTCCACTTATCAAATTGAATATATCCGTCTACCAATAGAAGATTGTTTTTACTTTCTCTCAAAAAGTCAGCATATTCAGCGAACAAATCAGGGAAAACAATTACATTTATAAATTCGTAATTACTTTCTAAAACTATTGTTGCGAACAATCCTTTCTTCGATTTACGCTCAATAATATCAATAACAAAACCTCCGATAATCGCACACTTAGAGCGATCATTGCCATCCCAATACTTCAACTCACTTACATCAAAATATTCTGCATCTGAAAATGCATCATCTGAATGATATTCCTCGATTAGACGTTTGTAATCAAAAGATGCAAATCCAGATAACTTCTTCTGTTGTAACGTCCACCACCAATCGTTTTTCTCCTTTCTTGCTTTTATAATGTTAGTTAAAAGATCCTTATCTTCAAGAATTTTTATTCTCTTGTTCTCACGATAAGACTCTATTAATCTCAATCGTTCATGTGGTGCAGTGATATTTTCAAGTTTATCAAACGCTCCACTATAAATAAGGTTTTCAATAACCGACTTATTGACAGGAGAACCTTTTACAACACAACGATCAATAAATTCATCTAATGAGAAAAATTCACCATGTTTTTCTCGTTCGTTGTGAATAAACTCCTGAGCTTTATCTCCACATTGTTTTACTGAGTTCAAAGCCCAATACATACTACTTGTTTTGACATCAGAAACAATGTTTATATCACTTTTATTTATATCAACAGATTTAATTGTAATATTACCTAACTTCTGAATTTCATTGATGTAAAACGGATAATCCTCAATCTTCGCATGTGAGAATGTTACAGACCAAAACTCAATGGGATAATGAGCTTTCAGCCAAATGCAGTTATATCCATTTCTCGAGTACGCAATTGCATGACTAAAATTAAAAGCATACTTACCAAACTCCTCCATCTGTTTCCAAAGATCTTGAGCATACTTTTCTTCAACTCCAAAACGCTCAACATAACCTTTTACAAATTTATCGCCAAATGCTTTTAGTTTAGCCATAATTTTCTTACCCATAGCCTTTCTCACCGAATCTGTTGTTTCTAGGTCAAATCCTGCCAAATGCTGACATAATCTCATTATATCCTCCTGAGTAATCAATAATCCTAAATGTGGACGAAGAATATCTTCTGCTCCTATAGGATATTCGATTTCACTTTCACCTCTCTTTCTTAGAATGTATTCATTGTGATAATTATTTTCAATTGGACCAGGACGATATAATGCTGCACATAATCCCATTTCATCAAGACTATGTGGTTTCATCTGTACACAATATGAAGAAAGTCCTTTTGCACCAAAATGAAAAACATCACCTAAATAACCTTTTTCAATGTACTCAAAAACAATTGGATCGTCTAAAGGGACATCATTATAAAGATCTAATTTAATACCACGATTTTTCTTGATTAATTTTAAAATATCAGCAAGTTTATCAAGCTGAGCAATTCCTAGAATATCTTCTTTCAAAAATCCAGTTTCTTCGATTTCTGCACCTTCCCACTCTGTCACTACCAATCCATTAGACTCTCTAACTGGCACCCATTGTGCTGACGATTTCTCATCAGGATATACGACTGTACCACATGCGTGAATTGATGCTGATTTAGGAGAATTCAAACAAACCATAACGTCATTGATTAATTCTGTATGACTTTTAACAAACTCTCTTAACTCTGTATCACTGCAGATAACTCTAAAGAAATCCTCAATACTTTTCATACCTTCCTCATCTCTCAATTTAGAAGTGATCCTTCTAACCGTTCCTATCGAAACGCCTTCACAACGAGCAAGGTCTGTAATTGCAGCTTTCAATTGCATTGTCGTATATGTTCCAAGTGATGTTACCTGAGTAACACCAAATCTTTTTTCCATATATTCTTTAACTCGAGGGCGTTGTTGGCCCTCAAAATCTGTATCGCTTTACTTCCCCCGAAGGGGTTAGATATCGGGAAGGGAACCCAAACGGATCTCTTCCCGATCTTCCTTTCTTAATGTTTTAATTGTTATCATAATATTTAAAAATAAAATCCACCAATCTTATGTATAAGAAGGATTACTTCTTTCTTAGTCTTCACAGTAGAAGGAATAACCGTTCCATTTGCAGACTTCGAATAAGTCTTTCCTTTAGCAATTCGATAATCGTAACCTATTATTTGCTTTTCACGAATGAAACCTGTAAATCCATATTTCACTTCCCATTCAGAACCGCCTCCAAACGGCAAATAATTACCTTTATTGTCTTGCCACGAATTTTGACGACGTCTTGCATGAAAATAACGAGTTCCTGATGGATTATATAACAAAACCTCGTATTTATTATTTATTTGATGGTTACGCAAATCAAGACGCTCTGCGTTTAACTTTTCTTGAACCTCAATAGGTAATTCGTTAAATTTCATAATTTTCTGTTTTAAATTGTTGTCCTTTTCTTTTGATGTTGTAAAGGTACACTTTTGATACACGCGGTCCAACAATAAATCAAGAAATTCTTAACTATAATCTACTAACACATCTCCTTCTTTTAATTCACCTGCTTTAACTATCATCTTTTCTTCGTTTCTAAAGATACGAACAAAACTTGTACAAGGTATAGTAATAGGTGATGAACTTTCTTCGTTAATGATAACCTCTTCAATCTTATCGTGACGTATCAAACGACCTGTTGTTAAGAATCTTTCAAATAGTAGATCATAATCAAGAGGATTGATATAATTCAGTCCTAGTAAATACGAAACAAGACTCCCACATGCAGAACCACGACCAGACCCAATCAAAATATCTTCTTTCTTACACCACTTTACAATGTCTCTAAGCATTAAAAAGTAATCAACTACTTCACCATCTTCAATTACCTTCATTTCTTTTTCAAGTCTCTCAACAACTTCTTCTTCAGAGTAATTCTCAAGTATCTCAGGACGTTCTTCAAGTCCTTTGATTATAAGATCTTCGAACATAGCAACATTGTCTTCGTATTGCAAAGCCTCTTCATCAGTCATATAGTATACAGGCATATGTCTGTTCTGAGTCTCTATTACAAAATTACATTCAAAAGAAATCTCTTTCAAATTTTGAACAGCCCTTTCAAATGTGTCAAAAAATGCTTCATCGTCTCCAAATAACTTACTGAGTTCTTCAAAGTATTCTTGATAGTTCTTCATGTATTGATTATCGCTTTCATAAGTAACAATCTTCGTTAAAGTGTTCATCTTTCTTTTGATAGGAGACCATTCTTTTTCAACATAATACGCATCACACATTGCAACCGGATTCATTTTACTGTCAAAAAACTTTTTCAAATTTTTCAAGTAAAATTCATCACGATCATCTTTTTCGTATTCAACTGTATCTAATTGATAAAATGAAATAATTTTCTTGAGTTCTCTTGGAATCTTTGTATAATCAATCGTTTTAGGATCCCATATAAAAATCAAACCATCTTCACTCTCAAGAATATCTTTTTCTGTTACATATTCTGTATTAGTCTTGTTCATCAATTCATTTAGATGTAGCAAATTCTCCCAGCCTTTTTGATTTTTAACAAATGCTTTGATTGTGTAACGAATATCGTTTACTTCATCGGAAACCTTAATCTCCAAACCTTGAATAGCTCGTATTCCATTTTTCTGACACGCAGTCTGAAATTTCATTGCTGCAGCAAGTGTACCTTTTTCACACAAACCTAAACTAGTGATCCCTAAAAATTTAGCTTTCTTACACCATTGATCATATAGACACATTCCATTCATCAATTCGAACGGTCCATGAATACCAAGATATGTATCTATATAAAGACTTTCGTCTACCAATTTAGCTCTACCAATCCATTTTACAGGTTGTAGCTTTACAGATTCTTCTTTACCTTTTTCTAAAGCATACCAAACAGATCCAAAGCAAAAAATATAGTAATCATATTCAGTTCTATCACACGCCCAATTAAAGTGTTCATCGAAATAAACACCTCTTTCATTTTTATCCCACTTAAATGGTTCGAAGAGTTGATAAACCTTATTATTTATATCAATTAAAAATTCATCTTCGTCTTCTAAAACTTTATATTCAATAAAATTGTCCTCTAAATATTGTAGAAGTTCAGCAAACAATTCTCTCATATCATTTCTTTTAAAGAAAAGGGAGTTGAGCAAACTCATATCACTCAACTCCCTTCAACCAATTTTCAATTTTTAACTTTTATTTCTCAACAGCTTCAAAGTGCTTATCGCAAACATGCTTAACAACTGTATAATATGTGCTACATGCTTTTGCAATCTGATAGAATGAACGGCCATCGTTTTTCAATAATTCGTCATAAATCTTGGAGGAAATTTCACTCAGACCTTCAGGCTTTTCACCTTTCGGTTTCACATTCAAAACAACTTTCGGAGCACGCGGTTTCTTTTCTTTCGGTTCTTTTGCAGTTTTTTCTTTCTTCGCAGCTTTTTCAGCTTTCTTCGCTTCTTTTGCTGCAGCTTTTTCTTTCTTCGCAACTTCAGGATCGGGATCTTCTGCGTCTTCAGCAACAGTTTTAGCATGCTCTTCAACCATCTGTTGTTCGTTTGCAACATCTTCATCAGAAGCAATCATTTCTTCGTCAGTAACAGTTGTAATACCAGCTTTCTTCTGTTCAATCAACTTTTCCAGTTCATCTCTGCTATACTTAGCATAATTTTGAATACCCAATTCATTTGCTTCTTTACGCAACAGCAATAATGATTTTTTTTCAGCCATAATTCATTTGTTTTTAAGTTATTATTTTTGTTTCTTTTGACGCTGTAAAGGTCGATCTATTTCTTCAATGTAGCAACATGTTGTCGAAATTATTTTTCAGAAAAGACTACCTCCTTTATTTGCATCATTCTCTGTTCTACTGTACCCGTCACCCTTAAATGTGGAATATCAGAATTTTTCAAAATCTGTTGAATCTTTTGATCAAAAGATTCACGTAATAATTCATCGACCAATCTTTCTCCGTCATTCTCTACAGGAAACTCAATAGGTGTGTACACTAGAAGTGATAAATCGTCCTTTCTTCTGATAACTTCTTTTCTTTGAAAGAACTCTTCTGTACTCATATCTATAAAATCCTCACTACCTACCGGCATCTGATCAAATAAAACAGACGTAAATGCAGCAACATCAATTATACATCTATCAGCAACAGAAGGAGCTTCAAACATCTTCGAAAGAATTTCATTATATCGATCAAAAATCATTCGTTGAGTCTCTGAATTACTTTTTTCATTGATCTCACGTCCTTCTTTATGAAGATCTCTTACAACATTTGTAAAAAATGACCAACCTTCAAATTGTGGATCCTTTTTCATTGCTTCAATAAGAGTTGTCTTACCTGTACATGACGATCCGCAAAAACTTATTTTCTTGTACTTCATAATTATCTTAAATCACCTGATCCGTGTATTACATTTCTCTTTTTACGAGATGCTAATTTTTCATTATTTTTAAGAGCAATCTCTTCAATCGTTAATCCTAAAGATTTTGAAAGACCGTTCAAATAACTCCAAACATTCTTCCACGCTTCAACAGTCTGATCTTTTCTGTTTTCTGAAAAATGATTGCATGAATCCTCAGACCAATCATCTCTCAAAAACTTCTTAACTTGCTCAGCAATTTTACCAACTTCTGAAACAATATCAAACGGAGACGGCATCCGAACATCTTCATTCCAATTCCAATCGTCTTCAATGGGAAGATTCAGTTCTATGCGAATCATTGCTAAATACCACATCATATCTCCAATTTCTAATGCAACATCTTCAATATTCGCTTCATCTTTCATTTTTTCAAACGTCTCACCCATCTCTCCAGCTAAACCAATTACAACATAAGGAATCGCTACTTTAGGATTGTATATAGGCGTTTGATTTGCCTTTGCTTCATATTCTTTGTAATTCATCTTCTTATTTTTTAGAACAATTTTCAATCATTTTATACACTTCATCACGGCTTCCAATTTCGTTAGTCTTGAAATAACCTGAACAGTACGTTGTTTGCATTTCCGAATTATCTTCAACACCACGAAGTTTTACACACGTATGTTCAGCTCTGATGTGAACAAAAATACCTTGATTTTCACCGAGAATTTCATTCAAATAATCGTGAATTTGTTTACATAGATATTCTTGAGTTTGAGGTCTTCTTGACAAGAAATCTACAATACGGTTTAATTTAGACAAGCCTATAATATTACCATCTTTTTTTGGAATATAAGCCACATCGCATGTTCCAAAAAATGGTAAAATGTGATGAGCACAGAAACTATGAACCTCAACTCCTCCTTGAAAGACAATACCATCGTAACCATTTTCATTCGGGAATACAGTAATCTTTGGAGGATTATCATAAGCTCCACCGCCCAATTCTTTTACAAAAACCTTTGCAACACGATAGGGTGTCTTCTGCATACTCGGATCATTTTCCCAATCGTATCCTAACGCTGTTAAAAACTCGCCATAAGCCTTCGTAGCTCTTGACATCATTTCTTCTCTTTCTTTTTCAGACAAAACCATATTTTGTCCTGCTTTAATTTTCATCATAACTTTATCTTTCTTTTTCAGTACCCCAAATCACTATTTGTAAGCGATCGGTATAATTATATCCATGTTCAGCACAATATTCAGCAACCATTCTTCTATTCTGATCAAGTTGATCATTTGTTGCACCTGCCGGCATTAGAGTTATATTCCACGGTTTGATAAATTTCATATCATACCACAATTCTTCCTCATTGTTATTGTAAAATGGTTGCCTCTTTTCTCTTCGCTGCGAGATGTCATAATCAATCAATTCACGAATATGTTTTTCAATTTCTTCGAAATCTTCTTGACCTCCTACAACATATTTCAATCTGAAATCCTTAGCAAATGTAATCATTGTCCACAGTGCTTCTTTATTGAAACGTTTGTGTGAATGTAACTTCATCGCATCACTCATTCTCATTCCAAGTTTTTCACATTTCTCTTGAGTAGGTTCTGATGAACTAAGTTTTGGAGAGATGTTTAAAAGATCAATTCTCTTCAAGAGCTCGCTGTCAACTACAATACTTCCATTTGTTTCAACTATAATATACTTATCGTATTCTCCGTCACATATATCAATAAGTTCAGAAACAAATTCAGGATATAAAAATGGTTCTCCACCTGTTATCGAAACAGAAGGAGTAAGTGGATGTTTCTCTAACAAATTGATCACATCTTGATAACAATACTTACCTTTATCAGCCTTAAAACTTGAATATGCTGTATCACATATACTATTTGCAAACATACATCTCAAATTACAACCTGACAATCTAACGAAAATTGTCGGTTCTCCGGCTGTTACAGATTCTCCTTCAATAGAATTAAACAATTCTATAATCAGTCTTTTTTCATTTAATTGCATCTTTGTCATACTTGTTTTTCGATTTTAGGATTTTCGAAATACTTTACACCTTCAGGCATTCCTTCAGCAAAAAATCGTCTGAGTTCAATCGGCCAATCTTTCTGTACTCCTTCTGAAAACTCTGCTTTCAAATCTACCGGTAAAAAACAAGCGTCATGTTCAAATGCAGTTGCACTTCCTGTTCTTGTTTCATAATATTGTACAGAATGAACGATAACATTCTTTTCTCCGTTATTGAAAATCGTTGCTTTAAGTATCTTATTTATAACATATAACATATATAAAGATAACATTTCTGCAGATGGATTCACTGGCAAAACTATCCATCTATCAGACCACTTCTTTACGTCGTTAATGTATTCAGGATAATCTTTTTTCCATAAGACAGTACAGTGATCAAATGAGTCGATAAAACTTTTAATCGTTGTTTTCATAAGACCAAAATCCATAAGCATTTGACCTCTGTCTTTCGAACTCGCTGTAAAACTCACTAACACTTTAAAAGAATGACCGTGTATAGAGTGGCGGCACCTTTGCGTAGAACAATTTCGCACAATATGTGCCATTTCTCCTTCAAATTCTTTTGTTATAATCATAATTCTATCATTTTTAAATGTTGTCTAAAGATACAATATTTATTTGAAAGAATCGATAGATATGGTGTACAACAACTTAACTTTCACATCATTATAAGGTACCTCTAAAAATCCCTTATTAACCTTGAGAATCACGATATTTTCATTAGGACGATTTTCAATTACTTTATATTCTTTTTCGTTATAAATAACAATTTGTCCTTTCTGAAAAAGATAATACGAATCCCAATAAGAAACACTCTTTTCTGAACTAGGTACATATTGAAAGTTTGGTTTACCTGACTCTCTTAAAAAGTCTTTTTGAAAGAAGAGTTCTAAAGCAATGTCTGAGTCGAATATACTTGGAAAGTGAAATTTTGTAGTGAGATCAATTATCTTTGCCTTTTTCTTTTCAGCAATATCACTGCTCATTTTCTTAAAGTGAGGGGTTTCGTATATAATTGCTCTAAGTCTTTGACTGAGATATTCTAATTGTAATATATTTACAAATTCTTGATTGGTTAAATTACGCGATTTCATATTTTCGAATTTTTCGTGTAAAATAACTAAATTATGTTTAAAACAAAAAGAAAGAGCTACTTAATTCGTAACCCTTTCTTCTATAAAACTTTAAATAACTACCAATTAATTTTAACTAATCGACCTCCCCATCCTTTCGTTGTCGAGCCATTATATCCTGTTGATGAAGTCACTAATTTTCTATCTCTCACAAATAAACCTTCTTTGTGTAATTCTTTTCCGTATCTACCATAGATAAATTCTCCTGTGAGAAGAGTTCCGTCTTCTCTATATGCCATTGATGCAAATCTACTTTCTTTTTCAAAATAAACTTTATGTCCTTCATGTTCAATGCAATCCATTTCAACTTCACAAAGAAATGATTCATAAACTTCTTTCATTCTTTTAGTCGGTTTTCCATTTCTCATTACTGGAACTTGAATTTTTCTAAGTTTTGGCATCATCATTGTTTTCATAATTTTCTGTTTTAAATTGTTGTCCTTTTCTTTTGATGTTGTAAAGGTACACTTTTGATACACGCGGTCCAACAATTACAGTAAATTATTTGCGAAAAAATTTATAGGCTCAATCAAATTGTCTAAAGCATCGAGTAATTCATTTGCAGTTGCATCCCCTGGGTCTTTCTTTTTATCTTTTAGAAGGGCTATTCTCACATTGAAGTATCTTTGTAGAGAGAGTGAAGCACTTTTAATCATTTCAGGTTTATCAGGATCATACATTAAAATGATATTTCGAACACCTCTCTTCTTTCTCAATAGTTTGATCTGATCTGTACCTATGTTATTACCAAATGTGAATATGCATTTGATCTCGTCTGTTTCGTATAAATGCAATTTATTGTCAACAGATATATAATCAAACATACCCTCAACAATTATCAAAGTGTCAGTGGTATCTGTGATATTATCATATCCACCTATAACCTTAGCAAATCCATCGGTAGAGTTTTCATAGCGCAACACTAATTTTTCTTTACCTGCTTTAAATCTCTTCAGATTGCGTTCGTGCCATTCTTTACTTTTTGTTGATCGTGCTAACCAAGCTACCGTCTTGTGATTCATGGTGAATTGGAAAACAATCTTTTCTTTTAACTTTCTTTCTAAGAAAAAATTCGTTATAGCCGGTTTAAATTCATTGTAATATCTTTTATTGAATCCTCTTTTATCTAAATATTCATCTTTATTTAAATACTGTAATTTACTAGGTAATTTACATTCATTAAGTTCAAGAGATTCTTCAACCTCTTCTTCGTCTTCAACCAACGGAGTCAGCTTAGATGTTTTGATACTATTCTCATAATCTACTTTAGCAAGATCTAATCTAGAGATTTTGGCTAAAAAAGACCTTAAATTAGTTTTCGTTCCACATTTAAAACAATGAAATGTACCATTATTATTTTGATCATTAAATCGAATCCCCCACTTACCTCCTTTTCCACAAAAAGGACAGACTTCATCTTTGTTTTGTAACCAACCTGCCGATCCGAATAGAGTTAGTCCTAACTCTTGGACTAACTCCTCTTTGTCAACTCTAAACATAATTTAATTCTCTTTAATTCCAAAAGTATCAAGACCAAAAGTCTCTGCAATATATATTGATTTATCTTCATAGCTCATTCCGCGATACCAACGTTGCAACTCACATGCAGAAACACAAAGTATATCGGCTACATAACAACTCATCTTCCAAAATGAACATTGGTCGTATGCCCCTATTTCTTTGAGATATTTTTTAGCAAAGTATTTAAGTGCTTTCTTAAGCATGGAAGTTTTATCTTCTATATCATAACGGTCTGTGCGTAGATAATATTTAAGACTGATGCTATTAACACCTCTTTTGTTAATCTCATCAAAAACATCTTTTGCCCAATACATTTCATCTTCTGTTAACTTCATTGCTTTTATGTCTTTGCTGTATATCCGTTTCATTGCTTTATCTCCTATTTTTAGTTAATACTGTCCTTTTCTTTTGATGTTGTAAAGGTACACTTTTGATACACGCGGTCCAACAATAAATCAGATTTTTTTCGCTTTTGTCAATTTTTTCTCTTTTTCAGGCTTTTCATTTTTTCGCGTTTTTGTAGGTAAACCATTGAATAATTGATTGGTTCTCACTCTATCATAAAAACGCCCATGATCGTAATCTGTTGCAATAGGAATCACTTCTTGAGACTCTTTGAAGTCGCGAACCTTGTCGTTGTAAATACGCATTATATCAGTCTTTTTTTCTTCCATTGTCATATTGCCTGTGAAAACATAAGAAAACGGCTTTACAAGCGTTTTATCACCCTCTGTATAACTTCTATCAATCACTCTCTCGGAATTATCCCAAACCTCAATGGGAACATCACTTGCCTGAGTTGCTGTAAATCCAACCATTTTAAATTCAACACAAATATTTTTAAATAACTGAGCGCATGTCTGTAATTTATCTTTTTTAAATTTAGGATTGTTATCTATAATCTTATTCAAACCTGTAGAAACAAGATCTAAAGAATCGAGAATTAAAACTTTTGGATAAAATCCGTTTGCTTTATGATAATCAAGAACAAGATTTCTTATATCTACCATAGTAGCTTCGCCAAACTTTTCAAATCCATAAACATCAATGTCTTGTCCATACTCCTTCATCGTTTGATATGCTCTTAATACAGCCTCCTGATCTTCAGGTTCTAGATATCCTCGCCTAATATCGTTATACTTTTGTCCTGTCCAATATTGATCGTACTTATCAAGACATGCCTGGACACCTCCTTCTAACTGGATATGTAAAACAGGATGTCCGTCTAATGCAGCACTCATTCCATGATGTCTTAATACTGTGGACTTTCCGATACCGGACCTCATTATCCACAATACAGTGTCTTCTACTGCAGCACCACCATAGGATATCTCATCAAGTCTATCTACACCAAACGTAACTTTTTCAGGCGTCTTACTAGTCTCAATTTCACTCCTCTTTCTCTGCATTCGTAAATCGAATCCCTTAAATACCTTTTGAAAGGTTCCTGCATCTTGTCTTAATGAAATTTGCAATATTCGCTGACTTTCAGAAGCATTTGTTTGAATTGCTTCTTCTTTTTTTCCGTCTTCATACAAATCGTGAACTTTTTTGCTCAACAGTTGGAATTCTACATCCTTGATATAAGATTCTAACTGATCAATTATTAATTCACGATCTACTTTGTTGGCATTTTTAACTTCTTCAATCGCTTCTTGTACAAAATCATTATCAACGTACTTTTGAGAGACTGTTCCTAAAGATGGAACAATCTCTTTGTTTGTAAAAATCTCAATCGCTTCTTTTAAAAGAAATTTATATCCAGGCCATTCTTTAGGTATCAATTGATACGTTAAATTACAGACAGCTATTCTCGTCAGATATGGATCTAAATAAATTAACTTAAATAGCTCTGCCATAAAATTGGCACTTAGTTTATTCGCCATACTATACTAAATTTATCTCAACTTTTACTTCTTTTTCATCCTCACGCAAACTATTGATACAAATAAATGAGGACATGCAAATATCGTCGTGTCCCGAACCAGCTTCCAATTTGCCGTTATCACTTTTAAAAGTGATAGATGAAAATTCTCCGAACATTACATTAACTGCATCTCTTGTCTCACCAACTGCATAAGGACATTTTAATTGTCCTCTCTCAAACATTGCAGAAAGACTTGGTAAACCTGTATAAAGATCCTTCTTATTTCCTTCTGTTGTAGTAAAAGGCTCTATGTTTTTCAATCCTCTTTCTTTAGCTAAACCTGAAAGTATGGACTGAAAACCATTCGATTCACATACTATCTTATTCGGTCTAAATAAACGATCTAGTTGAACAATTTTATCTACTTGTTCATTATGAGACATACCTCTTTGTCTATAATAATAAAGTAGATAATAGTTCTTCATCGAATCGATACCCCAAATTGTATAAACTGTATAGTCTGCGCCAATATTACCTGAAACAGCAAAATCGACTCCTATATGCACACGAGTTAATTTGATAGGGAAATCGTCAATTGATGTTGCAAATCGAATTTGCTCCATTCCTATTGTAGATCTCATAAGATACTCGTAAGGAAATATTGTTGACGAATCGCTAATAGGTACTACAAGATACTCTCGATTAAATACAATTGTCCCCAACTCTTCTTTCTTTTGAAGAATTTGATCAAAAGTATATCTATCAGGAGCAAGTGGACGACCGTCAGGAAAAATTACAGGATATTCAAAACAATAAAATCGCTTATCAGTTTTCAATACCTGATATAATTCATTGGGCGAAGAAGAGTAAGGAGTTCCACATACAAGAAAATAACCGTAAGGTTCTACGATAGGTTCTATAGTACCTTTGATTAATTCTTTGATCTTCTCTCTCTGCTCATCTGAATATAACGAAGATTCGTCAGGCATGTCGTCACATACACAAGCTCCAACGTGAAGACCGCGAATAAAACCATCTTTACCTCGAACATGAAGTATTGAACCTGTTTCTGTCGTGATTCCTGTTTCACCGATACTTGCCTTACCATTTGGATTAAGTTTTTCTTTTATAAGATCATTTGTCTCAATCTCTTCTCTTACTTTAGCAATCTGCACTTTCGCTAGAGTCATTGTAGATGTGATATAACAAGTCTCTTTTCGATTTTGATTATCAATTGTATTAGGTATCCATAAAGTCGGTCTACAATAACTCCATAATCTCCATAATACAAATGCGTAAGAGAAGGTATAACTCTTACCTGAACCTCGACCACAAAGATAACAACTCCATGGAAACAACTGAATTAAATTCCCCCACTCAATATTTCTCCATCCCATTCTAAAACTAGGAAGCATAGAGACAATGAAATAATTAAGCGATTGAATTTTTAATGTCGTATCCATAGAGGCCTTAACATTCTCTATATAATCGAGACTTTCAGAATCAAGTGTTCGTCCAAGATAAAGAGCTCTTTCGGATTGACAAAGCATCTCCTGTAACATTCGATCAACATCATTAGAATATCCTTCTAATAATTGATTTAAAGCTCTACCAGGTAGATCTTCAATTATTTTGTCGACAATATCACATAAATATCCAACTTGATTAGCTGATAATAAATCCTTTCCATCAAGTGACGTCATTGCAATTCAAATGTATTTCTAAAACGTATTTTCTTCTTATTCGACAATTGTGTCTGACCTTCTCCTCTCAATTTCTTTATATAAGAAATTAAAAGCAAAGCATTGGCATCAACATCATTTTGAGCGCGGTGAGCTTCAACAAGATCAACTCCAGCTAATTGACAACACGTTCCTAGTTTAAAATCTATTTGTTCCAGTGCACTTAAATGAGCTAATTGCATTGTATCTAACCAAAATCGAACATAATTATTTATATCGTCATTCATATAAATAAAAAAGTTTTCTAAAAACGGTTTATCGAAAGCAACAAAATTATGTCCAGCTATTGTACATAACTGACGAGGATTTTTATACTTACTAAACCAAGACTTCAGAGTTTTATAAATTTCTTTCAAAGGAACTGAATTAGCCTCTTGCATCTCTTTTGTTATACCATGAACGGCAGTAGCTTCTTCAGAGTAACCTATTAAATCTTCTTTATAATTATAAGGTAAAATTGCACTATATCTGTCAATAATTTCCAATTTTTCCAAATCAATACAAGACATAGCCCACTCTACAGCAGGTACGTCAAAAAAAGCTCTTTGTTTACTATTAGGTAAACCTCCTGTTTCCCAGTCTGCAACAATAATATATCTAGCTGATGTTTTCATTTTTCTAATCTTTATAAACCTGATTATTTTCGTTCGCAAGTACATTATACATTCGTATTGTACAATGCTTTTTAGGAATCAAAACTATCTCATTTCCACCAAGATATTCAGGCAAATGTCCTCTTGTTATATAGGCCTGAATGTCATTTCTGTTAAATTCTTTACCATTATCTTTTTTAAAATTCTCATTCATCCAATGCAATAATCCTTGTGCATTAACCTCTCTTAATAAATACTTTTCTCCCATATCAATTTCTAGCTATTAATAATCTTTCAAAATCAACATCTCTTTGTTCTTCGTCTTCGTAAATGATATACAAATTTTTAATAGGATTATCTTTAAACGAAGCTGTTTCATCTTCTAATTTATTGATAATTATAACAGGCTCTCCCTTTTTATTATACTCTTTCGATTGAGATATAATAAAACCTTTCAATAAACTAAAATCGTTACCAAAGACAAAATTACGCTTTTTTATATTACCAGCAAAATTTATCCAATTATCAGCTTCCTCATAAAGTTTCATTTCATTTTCCTTATCAGGAAGTGTTTCGTAATTTTGCAATCTTGCCGCAAATCTCTTTAAACCCGCACTTTCAAATACTTTGATACATAGATCAATTATCTTTCTATCTTGATTCATCTCGTTCTTTTTTTAAAAGTTTAAAAATTAATTCTTCGGGAATTTGCTTTATAAGTTTCGATCTATCACCAAAATCATAGATATAATGGCAATTTTGACAAGCCAAAACAATATTTTCGGAATCACATCTTAATGTAGGATGTGCTCCTCTCGAAAGAATGTGACTAAAAAATATAGGTTTGGGATTAATTCCTAATTTTTTACCACAATGAAAACAAATATGTTTTCTAGTTCTCCATATTTCATCAAAAACAACTTGAAGTTCATTGTTTTCTTTTTCAAGAGTATTCTTATTCAAAGAACTTTTCTTTCTATCGTCATCGCATTTTTTACAAAGCCATTTATTCCTGTTGAAAATCTTGTGTTCTGTTTTACAACAAACACACGGTCTCACCTCCTCTTTGATTCGCTTTATATACATTAAAAATTTTGATATAATTCAAGATTATTAAAAACATAACACTCCTTATCCTTGACTTGCGGATACATATAAGAGGGAATCTGTGCTATCTTACGGGCATTTCCCCAGTATGATGTCCAGTCTTTCACGTCAAACAGAAGTTGCGGAGTATCATAAAACAGGTTCAATTCTCCTGTTGTTTGTACGTCTCCATCCCATTTACCTTCGTCACGGGCAATATATAATTTAAATTTATTCATATCAATTCCCTTTTTATTAAAAGTGATTCCACTCTATTCCAGTTTACAAACCCTCTGTTTGACAGGTTTATATCATATCTCAACGGACATCCCAATGCTGCATCGTCAATGTATATGTGACAATATGGCTTAGGCGATAATGTCCATGTGTGCTGTTCAGGATTCTCGTTTATACCGAACAAAGGAATGTCGTTGTCCGTAAACCATTGTACGGCTTCTGACAGATACTTTCCTCCTTGTTTGTGTATGTTGTAATCATCGGAAGTCACCTCATCAATATCACTTCTCATAGTAAATAGGATAAGTTTGTGCCCGTTATCAACCAATTTTCTTAACACAGGCACAGCACCTATATCCTTGCCGATTTTAGGAAAGTCGTGTGTCACGACCGTTCCGTCAAAGTCAATTCCTATAATAGCCATAAATTTATGTTTTTAATTAAACGCTTAATAATCCAATTCTCTTCAATTTCTTTCTAAAATTCTTTTCATTCAAGGCTTGGTCGTAATAGCAATCAGGTTCTACAACCGTTTCAGTTTTGGTTACAGGAAGCCCATTCAAACCAATAGCAACCTTGTGTATAATAGAAGCTCTCTTGATTTCCCCTGTTTTTCGATTAAAAGAGAACAAGATATGTCCCGGATTCTTCTTAATCCTATTGACTAATTTATATTCTGTTTGCTGCTTTTGCAGATATTCTATCTGTTCCTTAGAAAGATTATCTTTTGTTATAATAGGTACTATATCCATTTTAGTTATTCCTCCTTATCTATCTTAATATCCGTTACTTTACCACGACATACAAAGCACTGGTCCATGTTTGGGTTTTCATAAGCTATATCGCAAATGATTTCTGAACTATCATCGCACTCATTTTGTAATGAGCACTCATCACATATTCCAACGCACAATTCATGCAACACTCCGTCTATTATTATTCCGTTCTTTACTTTCATAATCAAATACAATTTCTCATATACGTTTTCCTATCAATCATACCGTTTTCTGATTCTTCTACCAAGTCAAAGAATGTATTAGCATAACAAACATGCTCGTCTATCATTATACATATCCCATCAGACGGATAATATTCACATGAAACATTATCATCCCAATCTATATGTTTTTGTGCTTCTTTGGATATATACAAGCAATCATATACTCTATGTATTTATTAGACGCTTTTCTTATTTTGTCAAATATATTTCCTTTCATGGTTTTCATCTATACACCCATCATCTTTTATCCATTAATTGCTTCATTTAACTTTTCCTCAAACTCCGCAATGATACAATCTGCATCACCGCCATGTACCCAATTATCTAATACGGAAGAGAGAACTTCAACTGCCTTTCTAGATGTTTCGTCAACTGCCATATTGATCGCTTGATTCACTTCCTCTAACGTAAACATACTCATAATTATTCCTCCTTCTTTTTAAGGCTTATATCAATTGACAACCTATCGACAATTTCCTCCTTAATTATCTCCCTACACAAATTTCTTATCATAAGGTAATCACCGTTTTTCTTTATCTCGTCAGAAACCATACAACGAATCCACCTCTCTATATTAACATCGTCCCCATAGGTGTTACGGAAGATACGTTTAACTTCCTCTTTCACAATTGGAACTATTATATCCTTTATATCCTCTTTAGTCAACTTTAATTCGTTATGGATATAGTTCTTTATTTCTCTGTATCTATATTTGCTCATAATCAATTACTCCTTTACTAGTTCTATCATAACGTTCATAAGACTAACATATAAGTTCACATTCGACATGGTTCCATCTTTCTTCACCTTGCCAAACAATGGCTCAATGTCATCAAGAAAATTAATTTTATAATCCTTGATATAGGCGTATTGTTTTCTTTCAGGGACAGTAACACTTTCTAAGCTATCTAATTTTGTATATGTAGATGCAGGAGTGGTAATACACACCTTGCTTCCGATAGGATGCTTCACATTGGATTCAATGTACTCTTTTTCTAATTTTATCATTTCGTTTTTCAATTCATTCATCTTTGAATTGATAATTTCTCTCTTTGCTTTAAATTCTTCTTTATTCATATCTACATGCTTTATTGTATTTACATTCTTTACATTTAATTTCGTTATAAAGAGCTCCTTCGTATTCGTTACATAAAATGTATCCTCTAGGAGTATTCCAAAATTTATGTCTCAGAAAATCTAAATATTCTTCTGAAAATCTACTTTGACTTTCTAACGGATTTCGAAGACCTCTTTGTCTAAGAATTCGAGAAACCATAAACATCTTCTCTGATGTTCTCTCGTTCCATTGTTTTATCGAGTTTAAACACAAACATTTTGCTAAAGTGATATAGAATATTCCCGAATTCTTTCTATCAGATAAAACAATCTGAAACGACAGATATTTCCATATCTCATCAGTTGTATTGATCTTAGAATTTATCATAAACTTATTTATTAAATTTATATTTCTCTGAGATCGTTTCAATTCGTAACCTGGACTATTATTCAGTCTAGCTATCAAATATTCGTATATATCACAAAACTCATCTATCATAACAAAATAGTATCTCTTACTCTTAAAGAAAAGGACGTTTTTGAATTCGTCCTTTTTTCAATGCCTAAAGATACAAAAATATTATCTATCTACAACGAATCCTCCCAAATAATTTGTAATTTTAATGTCTCTTCTTGATTATGCACAATAGGTTTATATCTTGATCCTGAAAATGTAGCTAAGGGGTCTATTTCGGCAACCTTATTGTAATCTATCATAGCTCTCTCTTTATTAATACTTCTTGAAATCCATAATCCGATCATTTGACCAGGTTCAATATCGCCGATAGTAACTCTAGAATCTTCCGTAGCATCATAAAGCTGAGTATTAAACGGTTTGCTATATATAGAAGGTATTAATTCCATATATTGTTCATCGTTTGTACTCTGAGTAAGAACTGTTGCTCCTATTTGAAAATTACAATAAGCATCTTCAGGAACTTCAAACCACATTTGAACATTTGATGCGACTTTATCACTATCATTTTGCAAAACAATAGCTCGATATTCTGTTTTTGCGTTCTTAATTGTCAACAAACTTAATTCATCGAATAAATTCGAAAAAACATCGTTAGGAACTTGCGTTGATGAAGGAAATCCTCCTATCGAATAAATAGATTTTGTTTGAGCTGCCATATATGCTGAGCTCACTGTATATAATAGTTTCATTAGCTTTTTGATTTTGCAAAATTAGACAATGACCAATATTCACTCTTTTTTGTATTATCTACAGAAATAACTCCTCCATTATTTCTTACACGAGCTAGATAAAACTCGTTGTTTGATTTTGTAGGAGGTTGATCAAGTGTTGTTTCTTGTACAAGGCTAAATGTGTAATAATCGTAAGTATACAATCCTTCCAACTGAGCATCTGTAAATACCTTGCCCAAAGGTATCGTTCCTAAGATTATTACTTGTAAATTTGTTTCAGCAACAAAGTCAGATTCTGACGTTAAAATCAAGTTCTGATTATCCACAACATTAACGATTTGATAAATCCCATTATTTAACGGTTGTGATCCATCGTCTTTAGCAAAACGGATTGCAACAGGAGTTTTACCTGACTGTCCTCTTACTTTACCACTAAAATTCACAGTTCCAGTAACAGCTCCTTTTTGGTTGATACTAACTAAACCGTCTTCATAATTTTTAGTCGAATAACTAACTTTCAACCAATAATAAACGCTATCTGAAGGCACTGCAAAATTGTCATAAATATTTTTGAGATTAATAACTTGTCCAAGTGAGTTGACGGCCATACCTGGAAGTATTTTTATAGTACCTCCTTGTGTTCCTTGCTCAACTTCAAATGCTTTATTGTCTTCAAAAGTATCATTTGTAACAAAATCAGCATCAAACTTTTTAGGATTGTTTGTTATAATCCCAAAAGTATAACTTGCACCTATCAAAATTTTACCAAGCAAGGATTCTTGTAAAAATCCTTGCAAATTCATCAACTCCTCTTTTTCTAGAAAAGTATTTCTATGTACATTTAATTGTGACATATATTATATTTTTTAATTAAAACCAATTAGGAAATTGTTGTTTAAATAAATCGTAATAAGCAGCTCCTGTACAACCACTAAAACAAGCTGTACTATCTTTAACTTGATCTATTTTAATAATATTTTTAAATATCGGAACAGATAATGTAGATATACACAATGGCACTGATAGAGCAATCTGTGTATTACCTATACCGCTATCAGAAATCCCTGGATAATAGATTATTTTAGAACAACCTTCAAAAGCACGATCCCAATACAAACAAGTTGTATAAAGACCACTTGTAACTGTCACTTTATCACTTCCTATAGTATATCCAAATAAATCATTAATATTTCCTTCGAGATTTGTACAATTATAAAACATTTGTGAAATACGTATAATTTTATTCGCATTGTTAGGTGTAACAGATATTCCAACACTTCTTAAGTTTTTACAAAGAGCAAAGCATCTTGTATAGTCAGAACAATCTCTACTAGTAAAGAAATTTGAAGGAATTTGTGTTACACCGCTATTCATAAACGTTTCGACACAAACATCGGCATTAACTAGATTAATCGTTGATATATTCAACAAATTTGTTGTACCTAAAAATGTTCTAGTGTAATTATTTAATTCAGTAGATGTGATAGAAAATAAATTAGAACCTACACTTGATAACCTACTGCAATTAGCAAAAGCTAATTCGAAAGTTGCATTTCGAACAGATCCTGAAAATACACTCGAAGGTATTGATGTAATTCCTGATAACTCAGCAAATTTTTTTGCTATAAAAGATCCACCTGAATAAGCTGAAATCGTACAAGGCGAAGATAAATTACCGCAACCGCTAAACATATCCTCACAACTCGTAATGTTAACAGCATTGATGTTTGCCTGAATGTTTGATAAATTACTGAGATTAAACATATTAGACACATCGCAACCTCTAGATGAAGGAGATATTGTTCCGGTAACCGAATTTAAATTCTTAGTATTTTGAAAACAATACGTATAACTCTCGATATTTGATCCACCTAATACGTCATTCAAATTAATAGATCCTGACAAGCCTGAAGATGCATAAGTATATTTATAATTTGTTCCAAAAGAAAGACATCCCTTTGGAACACTTCTCAAAGAAGAACATCCAAAGAAAAAACGTTCAGTTGAACCTGACATCAAACTAGTAGTCCAACCCGGTATTGATGTTAAATTTCTACATCCATCAAATGCTGATTGAGACCAAGATGTATTCACTTTCGAAGTAAACCATTTCAAAACTCTAATCAAACTTGTTTTAAAATTCGAACTTAAATCTCCCCATTGTAACGTAGCATTCATTCCGTTAAAATCAAATAAGATTCTGTAAGTTCCTTGTTTGCTGTACGTATGACTTTTCTCACCTAAAGTTTGACTTCCATCACCCCAACTTACTCTTAGATTATTTATTCCTGTTGATCCTGTATTTTTAATAGGTAGTACAACACTACTTGTTAAGACTTCGAGTAATGCACCATCACCTTCCATAATAATGAAAATTGTTTTTGTTGTCTCATTAGCACCTACCGAATAACTTCCTCTTTCTGAAAAATAATCAGGCGAGGTGGCTGTCCAAGAATAAGATGCTGCACAAGGAACGTACCAAGATACTTGTCCATTACTTCCTGTTACACCTGAACTCACATTATCTTCAACTGTTACACCTGAAATAGGCATATTATTGGTATCGACAACTCTATATGTAACCTGACAAACATTTCTTTTCAATGTCAAATTAATATAAACATCGTCATTACTTATAGAACCCGATCCATTTTGACTTTGATATCCTGGCTTAAACGCCTGCCAATTAAATGAGAATCCTGACAAATAAGGACCAAAATTAGCCTTACCGTCTCTTGTCGTATACTTCGTTTGGCTGTTTAATTGAATAGTTACATTATCGACAGGAGAACCTGAATCGTCTTTTACGGTAAAATAAACTCCGTAATAATCAGCACCTAAACCAATTTTAAAACTAGGATTCTCTGTATCGACAACAAATGATTCTGATCTAGCTCGATAAGTAGGTTCTTTACTTGCTGTACAAACTAAAGAACTACTTGACAACGGCACATTATAAAATGTCGCATTACCACCTCCATCTGTTACACTAGATGAATTGTTAAAAGATACAGATGCGCCTGAAATTGGTAATTTATTATTTAAATCATATACATTAATTGTAACTATAGTCGTTTTTCTGACAAAATTCAAAGGTATATTCATTTTGCCATATACTGAAAAACTTTCTGCTAAATCATAATAATATGCTCCGTATGTAGCTCGATAATTGTAATTACCTTGTTTTAAAGTCACTTTAGCTTCACCGTCGATATTTGTTGTCAATATTTGACCTGTATCTAAAGTAATTGTCGCTCCTGAAAGAAAATCGAATCCTTCTTTTGCTACAAATGTAACTTCAAATTCAGGCTCAGGTTGTTGAGAAATATAAATAGTATATCTATTGTCATCTCTCTCTTCTATATTAACGTTACCTGAAGTTGAGTAATAATCTTGTTTAGAACAAGTCCATTGCCATATACCAACAACCAAATCCCACGTTTCCGCTACACCATTAATGTTGGTGTATTTTGTTTGGCCATTAATCGTTACCGCAGCATTTTCTAGAAGAGCTTGACTTTCTTTATCTTTTACAGTTACAGCAAGTTTTCCTCTAGCTTTTTGTAGATCAACTACAATTGCAATAGATTGATTTGTTACAACTGCAGTTCCTGTTTGGATTTGATAATCCTTTCTACTTATAGTCCAAGGATAATTACCAGGCACTTTATTAAAAGTAGCGTTACCTTTACCATCAGTCGTTAGCGTTTCTTCATCCTCTCCTATCCCTAAAACAATAGGTTGATTTGCTACAGGTTGATTATCAATTCTAACAGTAAATACGATATTATAGGTTATCAATTTCATCGTCACCTTAACAGTCTGATTTGCTCCGTTCACAATAACGACTCCTTGTTGAATGTAATATCCTTCTTTGTTTACGGTCCAATTATATGAACCTGAAATCCTTACAAATTGAGCAGTCCCTTCTGCTTGAGTAGTGATTATTTCTGTTCCGATTACAACTTGTGCACCATCAAGAGGTTGATTGTCCTGATCAACAACAGTAAAGTCAATCGTATATCCTATTTGAACAAGATTGATTTCTTTAACGACATCTTGATCGACGACCTCTATAGAACCTTCTTGTGCATAAAACTCAGTCTTAGAAACTTTCCAATTATATGTTCCTACAATCTCAACAAAATTTGCACAACCATTATTGTCTGTCTGAATAGTAGCTCCATTAAACGTTACATTACACTTAGATACAGGTAACGAATTATTCTTAACCAGGAACGTTACATTGTACTTAGGAATTGGTTTAAACTGAACATCGATAACTGCATTGCCATATATCTCAAAATCACTCTCAACTGTAATATAACCAGGTTTAACTACCTTATAATGATATGTTCCTGCAGCTAGTACAAATCCTGTTGCTAATCCTTGCGCGTTTGACGATCCTGTTTGATCGTTTATACTCTCTCCCGTTACTAATACAGATGCACCTGAAACTGGATCAACACCATCTCTAATTCTAAACGTTACATTATAATAAGGTATAGCTTCCATTTCTACGATTATGTTTGTACTGTCAACAATTTCGACAGTTCTTCTAATCGTATAATAATCTTCTAATTCAGCTACATATTGATAAATACCTGGAAATACATCAAACGTCAATATTCCACTTGATTGGGTATATTTTGTTTTCCCTGCAAAAGTCAATTTAACATTTGATAAAGGTTCTTTCGTAATTCTATCTCTTACATTAAACGTAACAACCCTTTCGTAGGCAGCACCTTGTAATTGAATATATTCTACAGCATCTTCTGTTACTAATAGAGAGTTTTGCACTTCTTCGAAATTTTCAGCCTCAACTTTATACAAATATTGCCCTCTAGGGAGAATAATTGTCGCTTCGCCATTTACATCTGTTTTCAAAGATTGTCCAAATACCGTTATAGTTGCATTTGGAATATATTTATTTCTATTTGAAAACACTTTAAATAAAATTCGATAAGACTCTTCTCCCACATACGGACGAATTAATTCGCTGCCAAAAATATTTTTATATCCTATCAAATACTTTTTCAAGTAATTTTCAAGAGTTTGTTTTCCTTGATATGAATTGTTCTTATAATATGCTGCAATGATATCTCTTTCTCCTAAATAACCTTGAGAAAACGGTAGATATAACGGTTTTACTTTAAAATCATAAACATATACATAAGGAGTATTTCCACTCGATCTATCTTGGATAAAAATAGGTGCTATATATTTCATAGTAGGCATTAATGATAACGCTCTACCTGAAGGAAAATTCAAATTTGGTACATCAATGAATTTTTCGTTATTTGATAAAATAAGTCCTCGTATATTATAATAAATGCCTTCGTTTAATAGATTTAAAAATTCTGTCGTGTGAAACCATATAGAGCTTCCTGCAATTTGTCCATTTTCTATAACTCCCATTTCCATAGGATCTCCATCTGTAGTTTCATAACCTGCTACACCAAACTTGAGATTTTGAGTGTCTGTAGCTGCAGATATCTTAACTTGCAAACTAATTTCGTAACTCATATTAGGATCAACGATAATCAATTTATCACGATCAACTCGTCCGTCGATACCAACAACTTGATTACCAAAGAAAGTCATTGCATTAAAGATTTCATCGCCTTCATTTTCATCTTGTGTTATATTAACACTTTCTGAAACTAGTAATGGATAATTACTAAGACTCTCTACTCCTAAAGTATACTCAAATCCTTTCGTTACATTCATCACTGTATCAGTTCGATCCCATGTAGGTGAGCTATATCCCATTGACCAACCTGTACTTTCAGGTCTTAATAAAGCAAAGATGAATTCATCTACTGAATTATATCTTATAAGTCTCAATAATTCTCCTAGAATCTCACCTTCTGTATTTATAATGTCTAATCTTCCTCTTTTAGAATATTCTTCGAGATAATTGTAAAACAAATATTCCATTTGCTCTTGATTATCAACTAAAGCTGTTACAAGGCCTCTATCTTGAATAAACAATTCGAATAAAATTCTATTAGAATCAATCTCTTTATATTTTCGCGCATATAAAACTACGAGCGCAAACATATGTGTTACTGTACCCCAAAATGCCTTAAAATCAGGATTATCTTTTTTATTGATAAAAGTCGGAAGGATACCATTTCCTTCCAATTTTGCCAATACATTTTCAGCCCAACCCATTACAGCTTTATCATTGACTTCAAAAAATCTGCTGAATATGGTATTGTTATATACAGGAAACTTCGTTGGTTTAAATAAGTCTCCACAAGGATGTTGTTCTTTCGGATCAAGCGCTTTTTCCATTTTACATTCTTTTAATGCATAAAAATACCAAACAATTTTATATCTACAAACAAATTGCTTATTAATTCACAATCAATCACACTCTATGCCCTCTACATAAGCTCATCAGGGTGGTTTGCTCCTGTGACGAGTAAGTCGATAGATGTAGAAAATATAAATAATTATTATACAGGTTTACAAGGTAAAGACAAATTAAAAGAAGGTACTTCTTCATTTGGATATTATTTTGATAATTATATCAATTATCAAAGGAAAAGTCGACCAATGTTTAGTGTTGCAGATTTTAGTAGAAGTAGTACGTCAATTAATTTAGGTTTTTATTATATTAATGAGTATAATGCAATTATTTTAGACAAAGGCGAACAATTCTATTCTAATTCTAACAAAGTTGTTTTAAGAGGGAAATTATTGGCAGTTTCCGATCAAATAAATAGTATGTTTGGTGTTATAGGTTGTGTTACGACTGATAAATTTTCAAGATCTATTTGGATGGTTTATGATGGCACCAATTATAAATTAAATAGAGCTTCGAGTTTTTCTAATTCTTTATTAAAGGCGTATAGTAGCTATACTTTGCAAAACGCAATATATTGGGGACAATGGAATTACGGTGGTTATGTAGAAAGTTATTCGGCTAATCCCTTAGGAAATAGACTGACAGTTGGGTACATATTATCAAGTCCCAATTATGGTACTAGCGGAGAAGTTGATATATCGTTAGGTGGTATAGTTGTAAATTTTCTCAAGGCGATATTAATAGAAACTGAAACAGTAACGAGTGGAACTGTAGGAATATATGCTAAAATCGTTCTTTTAGGCATCCACGATGATCGTAGTAAAACGTTGTATTACATGAAAATACGGTGTTATAATTCAGGTAGTACGTCGTACATTCAAAAAGTAGGTGATATAGTTTCTTATAAATCAGTTAATCGTCCAATGGGAGCTAATTTGTGGTTTACGACTGATAGAAAATGGATGTTTTTCCCACCTTCAGGTGATAGTTTTTATCCTAAGGGGTTGAACTCATATTATGCTAATGGTCAACAATTGATAGTAGATGATTCAACTTCTATGCCTGATGACGTTAGTTATTTGAATACATCTCACACATCTGCAATGAGATCTGCTTTGCAAAATGTATACGTATTAGAGATTTTGTTTAATAAGACTCAAACTAAAATGATTGTCTTGACAAATACAACTGGAGCTGCGTTTGAAATTGGAGATTTTGAAGGTAATTATAATCCTGATGCTATGTATTGTTTTCAATTGGTAAATAACTCTTGGGTACAAATTTCAACTCAAGCCATAGATAGACAAAATGTTTTAGCTTCGTATAATTCAACTGGAAATCAAGGTATCAAGTATAAATCAAGTCTTTCTCTTTGTGATAAATCAAATGATCTCGATTCATCAGCTATGTTTGGTAGTCAATATAGTTTTAACTGGGCATTTCCTGCAAATAGCAAACCGATTGTATTTTATACGTCAAAAATAACGTGGGGTGAATGATTCACCCCACTTCTTTTACCATATTGTATTTGTATAAGATATATAATAATCCACATTATAAGCAGGTTTACCCCAAGAAAGAGTCCAATTACCGTCATTATCCTGTAATAATAACGAAGGTCTTTTTAAAGAGTCGCTTTCGTTATAAGAATTCCACAAATTAACTCTATCGACAATAGAAGAAACGTTTATCCATGATGCCGTATTTACTTGATAAACAAATGCAAACATTCTATCAGGATTGTGAGAATCTCCGTCGAATGTAAAACTATTTGTAACAGCAAATGAACCTGAAACACTATTCGTCAATACGATCATTTTATCAGACGTCTTATTGAAGATAATTTCTTGTACGTAAACATTTGATAATGCACTTCTAATTGCAGATGTGTGAGATGTATTGAGATAAGAAGCGTTATTTTCAATGTAATTTGTAACATTGCTTGTTATAAATTCTTTGTTACCGTAATAGGAATTTAATCCTTTTGGATAAGCAATAGATGTATTCTGAGATTTAGGAACAAAAAATATCCATTTTGTATCAAAACTAACCCAAATATTGGGTCCGAGATTTTGATTAAAAACATGATTTGAAGGAGTTTCGTAAAATGAAGATAAAGAACCTAAATTTCCACTACTTGTGACATTGAAATTACCCGTAACAATTTCAAAAATATAAGAATCATTACCTCTTAATATCAAAAGTGCTTTTTTATCAGCGAATCCTATCAATTTTATACCATAATAACCACTTGAAATATTATCAGGGAGTACGTGAGCCCTTGTAGAACATGATCCTGATAGCAATGCTACAGTATTTTCACTTATTGTTCTTGATTCAAATGCTTTAGAGAGAACTAAACAATAGTCTGAATGATAAATATGACAAAATGCATGAGTACTTGTGTAAGTGTTAAATACTCTTTTTATTGATCTTATACTTGTATCTCCAAATGATCTTGCTGATTTACCTTCTTCTACTCCTCTATACGTAATCGTATTCACATAATAAACACTGTTTTTATGCCATGTAAAATGTTTAAATATATTCACACTATAACCATCAGATCCCTTTGAACTATAAATACATCTTGTTTTAGAAACCTGTGATGTTGTAAATTGCGAATAATTCTTAACACCGCCGCCATCGGACGAATAAAAATACGTATCTATTGAATAACTTGCATTTGAAACACTAGCTAAAAATAAACTAGAACTAACGTTAGGTGTATATGGGGAAAAGGCACAACAACTACTAGTATTTGCATTTTCCCTGCTATATTGATCATTATCTGATATACCAGTATATGTTGTTCTAATAGCCCTAGCTACTTTCTTACTCGTCACAGGAGCAAACCACCCTGATGAGCTTATGTAGAGGGCATAGAGTGTGATTGATTGATCGGAGATGAAAGAAACTGCCGACCCGCTTCGATTAGGAACGGGGAAATTATTTGTTCCGGTTCCTCCCCAAGCAGTCGATCCTCCTGCTTCAGTCCAATAATTACCCGGTCTGATTTTTAAAACCAATTGACCACTTGCGTTAGTTGTTCCACTATAATTTACTGCACTATTATTGTTTGACAGTTTTACAATACAACTTGCAGCAACTAATGATGTATTATCACTTCTCTTTACATTGATAGTTAAATTCATTTCAGAAGGTACTAACTTCAATGTAAAATTAGTTGTGTTCGCGTTAGTTGTGTTCAGTGTATCGTATCTTGATGCACTAATAACATATCTATTAGTTAATCCTGAAACATATACAGTTACTTGTCCGTTTGAATTTGTAGTTAAATTTTGTGATGTTGTTGATGTAGCATTACTACCGTCTATACCATATACATTAACAGTTGCTCCGCTAACATTTACATTTGTTAAACTATTTTGAACTGTTAATGTCAAAGCCTTGATAGCTGTAAAATATTTCGTTCCTGTTACATTGCTAAAATTATATGTAGGAGTGACATTATACATCGTATGAGTTGTCGTTGTACCTGTTACGAAATAAGTATTCGAAGCTCCCATCGTTGTATTCAAACCAGCTATAAACGTATAATTTGCAATAACGTAATTTGAATTATGATCAATTCCTAATGTTATAGTGGTAGCTACACCTGCAGTTGTGTAAACCGGTTTAAATAAATTTACACCACCTGCCTTTAAATAATAATCTTTCGATCCTTGAGTAGGTATTCTAAAATACCATAACAGAGTAATATTCTTAGTCAATCGAACAGCACTTTTTTGAATAGAAGCTGTCGGCATTGTGATATCTACAGATTGTGCTCCCCAATAAGAAGTTCCTCCACCCCAACTCAAAGTGTAAGTTCCTTGAATCATCGGACCAAACGAAACTTGACCGGAAGAGTTAGTATTACCACTAAACGTAATTGATGTCTTGTTTTTATTAATAAGTTTTACAGGACAACTATTCGCATTTCCCTTATCTGCGCCTTGATAATTATCTTTAATTGTTATTGTAATCGAAGAAGAAGTTTCACTTAAAGTCACATTCCAAGGAGAAGCCTGAGTAGCTGGAATTGATCCTGATACTGTATTATACAAACTCTTAGAAAAACTGTAACTATAATTAGGAGTTCGTCCTCCTCTATAAACCGTAGCATTACCACTACTATCTGTATTTACAGTTTGTCCAAATAATGTTGCACTTACACCACTTATATTCCATCCGTAATTCGAACTCTTTACATTCGCAACAAACTGTGTATTAGATGTCATCGTCATTGTCCACGCTTCTCCTTCCTTCGTCCAAACATGAGTTTGTGTTCCATTGCTATAATATCCAGCATTAGCTTTTGGAGTGTAAGAATACGTTAATCCTGCATAAACAGTATTTGATTTTCTACCACTTCCATCTAAAGTCAATTCAGTTACAGCTCCTAATACAGTTCTATTTACAATTGAATTTAAAAATGCTCCTGTATAAGTTCCTAACTTTTCCATTACAGTTAGTGTTACTGTAACAGTTGTTCTCGTAAATGTTATATTATAAGGAGTAGATTGTCCGTGAGTTACAGTTCCGATGTAAGCATTAAAATAAGTTGCACTACCGTTAATAGGCTTGTCTAAACCACTTCGATAAAATACTGCATTACCACTTCCATCTGTAGTCTTCGTTTGATTAAAATATGTCAATGAAGCTCCGCTAATATTTGTATTAGCAGGTACATTACTCTTAACATTTACAGTTATTTGAGCAGAACACGTCAAAGACATATTAAACGTTTGATTGGCTGCTGTATAAGTATAACTTTGACTAGGATTACTATAATAATTTGAATGATCAACCACCGCAAAAGTTGTCGGAATACCAAGATATGTTGTTACTGTAGTTGCACCATTTATATCCAATGTAATTTTAGAAGAACTTCCATTCTTCGTCATTGTTAATGATTTAGATGTATAAACATTTGTTCCGGCTATATTTGGAATAGTTTCTACGACCTTTATTGATACAGTCGCTTGATTTCGACTCATCACAATATTAAAAGGAGAAGTATTCGAAGGAGTGATCGTTCCACTATAATTTGCATGATATGTAACTGTCGAAGTTATCGATTTATCCAATCCACTTCGATAAAACACTACGTTCCCATCTGCACCTGTCGTTTTTGTCTGATTAAAATATGTAACAGATGCATTAGGTAGATTAGCTGAAGGAGCATCACTCTTAACATTTACAGTTATTTGAGCAGAACATGTAAGTGTCATATTCCAATTCTCATTAACTGTATTAAACGTGTGTACTTGAGTTGAATTATTATAAAAATTAGCATTATCTACAACAGTAAATGTCATTTCTGTTCCCAAATAACCGTTGAAAGTTGCGTTTCCTGAAGAATCGAGAGTTAAAGTTCCCTCTGTACTACCTGCAGACCAATTTATTTTTTTATAAGCATAATTCCAAGTTCCTGTTACTCCTGGAATAAATTCTGCAACATGAATTTTTACCGGATTGGCTGCGCGAGTCAAAATTACCTTTATAGGAGAGATCTGATCACTTGTAATTAAACCTGAATAAGATTCTAGAAAATCTGCTGATACAGATATATTCCGATTCAATCCACTTCGATAAAATGTCGCATTTCCATCTGTATTCGTCGTCTTAGTTTGATTGAAGTATGTAACAGATGCGTTAGGTAAAGGTTCTCCAGCTGGAACATTAGCTTCTACATGAACAACTAAAGTTGTAGAACACGTTAAGATCATTGTCCACGATTCACCTATTGTAGCAAACGCGTGACTTTGACTAGAATTACTGTAATAATTAGGATGGTCGATTACTGCAAAAGTTGTCGGAATCCCTAAATAACATTTAAATGATATTGCACCATCATCATTTAATGTCAACGTTCCGTTCCCGGCTGCATTCGTATACGTGATCTGCTTGTTTGCATAATTTAAATTACCTTCAATGTTAGGAATCGCTTCTTTAACATTAATCGTTACTGACTGCAACTCTCTAAACAATTTGATTGCTATAGGAGATGAGTTTGTTGCTTCGATATTTCCGGTAGTTGTTCTATAATCATCTTTTGTTACAGAATAATCTTTTGTTAAAGCTGATCGATAAAATACTGCATTACCACTACTATCTGTGGTTTTTGTTTGTAAATTATATTGTATATTTGCACCAGAGATATTAACGTTTGAATAAGTATCTTTAACGTTTAATGTAATCTGTGCAGTTACATTCAAATTCATATTCCATACAAAACCATCTTCTGTCCACGTATACGACTGCGTAGGATTGGAATAAAAATTCGCATAATCATCGACTGTAAATGTATATTCTAATCCTTTGATCAATGTCATAACTGCAGTACCATTTTCGTCAAGGCTTATGGTAATTTCACCTGCCTTTGAGTTCATCGTCAAAGTTTTATTTGACAATGCAGCAAATACTGAACTTGATCCGTATAGCTCTCGAACCTCAATCTGAGCATTAATTAACTCATATTGAACCTCTACTTCGAGTTCTGTTCCTGCTTCTGTTTGCGGATGATCAAAAACTCCTGTCGTAACTTCACCAGCTAATACAGAATATTGATATGTACCCGTCAAAACATTCGGAATATTAGCTACACCATCGATATCTGTCGTTCCTTCGTAAACTAAAGATTCGTCTTTAGTATTCGTGATTCGCACTATTATATTTTCAGGAGGCAAAATTCCACCAGTAGAAACTGTAAATTTTACCGGATAGCTTTTTGCTTCTAAAGTAAATTCTAATTTCGTTTCTTGTCCTGTTGGCGTTAGTGATCCTGTAAAATCATTGTAATGTTGTTTTCGGATTGTATAATTCATTGACACAGGAGATAAATAAATATAAGCAATACCTGCATTATTCGTCTCTTGTATTTGATCAACCGACATTCCTGTAAATGTAACTTGCGCTCCTTCTAAATCTCCATATAAATCACTTGAAACGTGAACAGGAATTCGTTTAGAACATGTATAAGTTAGAGTTATGTTTTGAGTTGCTCCATTAGAATAATCTAAAATAAACGGATCTCCTTCTCCTTCGTAAAAAACAATCGGTTGAATCGCAAATCGCTCAGGTAATCCAGCATAAACCGTTTTTGTTACCTGTCCATTTGCATTCGTAGTTAGATTGCTTCCTGAAGAAGTATTTTTTTCAACATAAAACGGTGACAAAACCAATCCCGCTTTTACAGGATTAGCTGTCGAAGAAATTAACGGAAGAATTTCTTTAATGGTTGCAGTTACAGAAATCGTTCTTCTCACTGCAACCATTTCAACAGGATTATCTAAAGGAAGATAAATATCTTTAGTTGCAATATCGTAATTATTATTTGCACTACCAATTGTAATTCTATATTCTCCTGGCGGGATATTGAATTGTCCGTTTCCTGACGAATTAAAATCTCCATTATCGTCTGTTGTGCCTGTAAAAGTGTATTGTTGAGAAGTTGTTCCTCCCCACAAACTAGTTACACTTACAGAACAGTTGTTTGCAGAATGTTCGTAAGGAACAGTTGTTAAAACGGATAATTCGAAATTAATTTGACTATACTGAAAAATCAAATCCAAATAATTATTCTGTAAAGGCGGTGTAAATCGACCACTTAATACTGTATGATCTGCTACTTTTGCAGAATAATTCATTGTTACGGGAGAAATATATATACGAGCAATTCCATTTTCATTTGTAATAACAGTTTGATCTAAACTCATTCCCGTCACTGAAACGTCTGCATCAGAAAGCGGTCTCAAAGTATTTGCTTGTTTCGCTCTTAACTCAAGTTGTTTTGATGCAATAATTCCCATTTCAACAGTAGGATTGTTTATAAAATCCCAAGTTGAAATAAATAATCCATCGTTTTCATAAAATCCTGATTCAGCTACCGTCAATTCGTATTGAACTCCTGGCATTACAACGACATTGACTATTCCATTTGAATTCGTTGTATATTGTTTAACTGTATTATCGCGAGTACTCTTGACGTTAATCTTTAAACCTTCCTTTACAGGCAAGTAATTAATTGATCTCTTTTGATCAACTTGAATACTAGCTGTTATTTGATTGTCACCTGTAGTAACTGTTACATCAATTGCTGCACTTCTCGGTGTCACATCTCTTGTTTCAGGATTTACTTCTACAGTTGCTTGTGAGCCGTCAAGTGTAATGAATGTCTCAGCCGGAACGGTATTGTAATTTAATCTAGCTCCTCCATAAATAAAATCGTATGGCTCATCTACTCCACCTTCTTTTAATCTTCGAAAAGTTCTAACATAATCATTTAAATCAAATTCAGCACCTGAATTAGGAATTATAAGGTTTGTAGGAACATTTGCTATATAAATATATTCGTCTGTACCGGCGACTTCAATTGTATTAGAACCTGACGACCTTACTGTAGTCGCATCACCACTTAAATTAGGAATATTTTCTGTAACGAAAACGCTGTTGGTGATCTCCTTTCTCTTCATAATAAAAGGAACTTCTTGATCTTTTAATTTCTCAAGAGTAATATTACTTGTTACAGGAAGATAGAAATTATGTGTTGCTCTCCAAGAATAATCACCTGCCTCTGCTGCTAAATCAAGAACACCGATAGCATTAGTTGTACCGCTATCTACAATCAAACCAGTTCCGACATTTGTCAATTCAATCAAAACATCTTCAATCGGATTACCTGTTAGCTCATCTGTTGCTGTATATGTAATTACAGTATCTCTCAGTTCAATATAGACTGTTAATACGACATCCTGATCTTTGATTTCAACTTCACCTGTATATTTTTTATAATTTCTCGCATTAATAATAAATGTATATGTCCCGTTTCCTAATGTAATATTGGCTACACCATTCACATTCGTAACCGTAGTTATATCTTCACAAACAACTTCTGCACCTTGAATATAGTTACCATTTTCAATATCTCTGACAATCAATCTGAATGTATAAAATGCTTTTTCCAAAGAAATTATCTTCGAAATCGGTGCATCTTCGACAACGAGAAAATCTGAATAAGACATGTATCCGCTCTTAAATACAGTATATTCAAACGTTCCATTTGGTAAACTAATAATAGCAACACCTTGATCGTCAGCAAGATAAGTACTATCGTTTATCTTAATTGTTGCACCGGATATAGGTCTTCCATATTCAGCATCAAGAATTGTAAATTTCACCTCATAAGGAATAGCAACCATTTCTATAACAACACAATTAGGATCTTCACCTTGAACAACGATATTTTTTTTGTATTGCTGATATCCCTCTTTATCGACTTTTACTTCGTACTCACCAACTTGAAGACCTAATTCAGCTTGTCCTTCTATATCTGTCAATTTACTTTGATCGATAACCTGAATATTTGCTTCAGGAACATATACACTACGCTCTCTATCGACTACAGCAAAGTAAACCGATAAAGTCTCTAAAAACATTCTTTCTATAATCTCAACCGGTTGATTCTCGATAGTGAGAATACTTTCTATCGTCTTAAATCCAGCTTTAGAAATTGTATATGTATAAGTTCCTGGCTCTAATTGAATTGAAGCTTGACCTTCGTTATTCGTAAGTAAATTAGATGTACTAATTTGAATAGACGCTTCGGCTAAAGGAGCATTACCTTCGTAAACTGTAAATGATACCAAATACGGAGTTGCTGTAAAATCGTTTATAGTAATATAAATCGGTCCATTCAAAACAACAAATTCTCCTGTTTTTTGATCCCAATTTGCTTTATTTAAAGTATATTGATATTCACCATTTTCCAATAACACATTTGCTGTTCCGTTAGCATCTGTAGCAATAACTTTATTACCGATTGTAATATATGCATTTGGAACAGGAGTGTTCTTTGTATTTGTTACTGTAAATGATACAAGATATTTCTGCGACGCAATTGTTGTTTGAGAACCTTTATAAATATCAGATTCTCCTGCTGGATAAAAAATGTTAGATAGATTTGATCCTGAATCATAAAGAATATTTCCTTCAAGATCTCTCATTCTAAATCCTTTGATTCTTGGTAACATATTCAAAGGAACTTCTTCATCGTAATATGGGAAAAAATATTCATCAGGAACATACTTCACACCTTCTGAACTTTTAACTACTTGCAACAAATCGTCCCACTGAACAGTTTTTCCTGCATCCCAAAAACGGAAATCGAGATATTTAGTCATTGCAATTTGAATATTCTTTCTTACTGTTGCAATATCTGTATCAGAAGAAAGTTCAACTCTAAAATCAACACCGTTATTCCCGCCTACAAACATCCATTTGGCGTTCTCTAATACTACACCAACCGCTTCACCTTGTAAATTTAATTCGGTTAATCCAAAATAAGGAGTTGCCTTTTGTAATAATGTTTCTAATTCATCGTCGGTAAAAAAAGATCCGTTTTGAGTAACAAGATAGATATGTGTTTTACCATCTTCTCCTAAACCGACATTCATTACCTTCAATATTCTTGGGTCTAAATCTTGAAAAATCTGAGTCCAAGATTCCATTGTCTCTTCAGACAATTTATTATTATAATTAATGATTCGATTTCTAAATGTTGCATCATCTTCATAATCACGTCCACCAATCGCAGCATATTCATTTGTACATTCAATATGAGTCAATGGACGAGGGCTAACTTGTACGATACTATTTGCCTCTACATTCGTTGCTGAGCCTGTTATAGTACTTCTTATACTAACGTAACCGTATCCTGAATTATCAACAGTATAAGGTTTATCTACAACAAAACGTATACCATTTTTTGCTAAAAAAGTTGTTCCAACTTCGTATTGAGTTCCAGGTTCAGCAGAAACTCTAACATAAGTAGATGATCCTAACGCCTGTTTTCTAGGACTTACTCCATACAATGCAGCGGCTTTATCTAAATATTCCCCTGTTGCTGAAGTAGGAAATATCTGTGCTTCTACAATCGCAATATCTTTAATAGCTTTTTGAGCTACTTTAGCTGTACCAAAAGCCATTGCGTTTAAAACTGACCCGTCTGCAATATTAGAGACTTTGTCAGTTTTATTCAAAAACATTTCAACCCATAAATTTTTTAAGTTTGAAATTGTATTATTTACTTTTGTAATCATACTTATATTGGAACGTTAATTAAAAAATCTTCTTTCGTTACTGTTACAGCTCGTACTTTCATAAAGAGACTATCTTCTTTCTTTTCTAAACTCAATAATTCTGCACTAGCCCATCGATTATCTCTTTGAAACATATTCATTAATGCTTTAAATATAATAGGATATTGAATTGCATTTACTGTTGTTCCAATGAAATCAGATGGTAAACCGTAATCTTTAAATTCCGGAATACATCCTCTTATAGACTCAAGAATTATTTTCAACGCTTGATCCATAGACGGATGATATTTCACGACAGAAAGATCGTTATTTTTAAATTCAAATGAAATATCTAGGTCCTTACCAAGGATGTTTTGATCGACTAAAGTGTCAACCACATTATCTACATAATTAACTCCTACGTTCTTTAAATTAATAGCAAATGTGTTGCTACCTTGGTTCACTACATAATCTTCTTCGATAATATACTGAGGAGTAACTATATCTGTCCAATCATCTTCAGGTGAAGAAAGTTCTAATTGATTTGCAACAGTTTCGAATGTCTCTCCTGTTCTCAATTGTCTTTCCATCTGTAAAGAATTCGTTCTTCCTATAGATGCGCTTCTTAGCCATCTGTCAGAATTCTTTATAGTCATAAGTTTCGTTTCTATCTCAGTAAAGTTATCAAGAATATCCCACATTGAAATGTCGTTTAAAGTGTTTTCATGCAATCTAAACAACGGTTCTATAGTATTTATCTGAGCAATCATTTTATCTAATTGATAAAACGAATCTGCATCGATTTCTCCTCCTTGATAATAATCGACTATATAAGGATAATTATTATTACAGAAATCCACATACGACTGGAAAAACGCCTTTATGTCGTAACCTGTCACTGTTTTAAATTTTTCAAACATATCTTCCATAATCACAACAATCCTGCAATTGTTGCAGCAAGATCATTTACTCCTTTTTGGATTGCACCTGCTGCAAGTATTTTTGTCAACGAAGTTTTTGTTTTACCTGATTTAACAGATTCTAATGGAGCAATCGCCGTCATACTCAAATTATACTCCCATATCATATTTCTCTGTAAATTTTGACTTAAATTTAAGCCCGCTGGAGGAACTACAACTAAATAACTCTCTCCTAATGCCATGTTGTAAAAAAATAATTTAAACGGCAATCCTGATTTATCAACTCCATTGCTTTTAGAAATAATTGCCTGCATCATCTTAACGCAACCAAAACCTGTTTTTATTCCAGGATCAAATTCCGGAGCCTTTAATCCACTTGTGCCTTTACCTGTAATATCTGTTAAAGAGTATTTTCCTGCAGCTAAACTAAATGCAGAACCCAATAAACTACTTGAACCACCTGACACAGAAAGCAATATCTTAAAAGTTCGTCCAAAATCACCTCGTATATTAATTTCTTGGGGAACAAATGTAGGAGAACTCAATACCGTAATACCTCCTGCAGTATTTCTAACAGTTTCTCTCTTAGCATCTGTTTTAGATATACTATTTGGATTAATAGGAAATGTGAAAAAATCTATCGTATTATTCTCTGAATCAGCGAGTTCGAGTGCACATAGATAAACTTCAAAATCGTTGGGAAATGCGGCAGCAAGGCCCGCTTTTCCAATCGTTCCTATCATTTCAGTTGCCTTACTAATTACTGCACTTGATGTTTGTCCCATAATTTAATTCTTCTTAATTGCGTAAAGATACAAATTTATTTCTTAATCAGAAAAAACTACCTTGCTTTTTATCTGATCAAAATTCAATGGAGATATCCCTGTAACAGAACTCATTCCTGCTGATAAACCAGCTTTACCACCATCTGTACCTGGAACTGCTGCGGCTGCTGCAGTCGACCAAGCGTTTTTTAAAGTTGTTATTTGATTTTCAACATTATTCAGTAAACTTATTAATGTATTCGCCAAAGTAAGTGGTTCAGATGCATTATTAATGTTCACCTTACTTCCTGTTAATATTTTTATCAAATTTTGCGCCAATTGAATTTGCTCTTTACCTTCATCAAAACTAATTGTAACATTTTGATCCGACATCTGTAAAGATTCTCGATTATCGTGAAATCCAAATGCAATTTTTTCATCGTCTATAACAACCAACGTTTCTTTCTCATTAGATTCTTTCGTTTTTCGTCTATACTCAAGTTTATCTAAATCAAGCGTAATTTTACGAGATTCTTTATTAGGTTCTTTGGCTTCGACTTCTGTATTAATGATTTCAGCTTCAATCTTCTTATATCCTGTTACCTTTACTTTTTCATCTGCAACAACATTAATCTCACCCGAAGTTTGTACATTAATCTTATTCTCAGCGTTCCCAACCATTCGAATGTTTAAATCTGCTTTCTCTTCTGAAAAAACATTGACATTCATTTGCTTATTTTTAGGATCCATACAAATCATCATTGTGGTTCCCTTGACAGTTCGTCTAAAACGAATAATGTCTTCTGACCAAGCCTGAGTTTCATCGTTTCCCTGTATCGTTCCGATAATAACAGGTTGATTTCTAAATACTCCTGAAGCAATGATTACTTGTGTACCTTTCTTTCCCACTTCTTCAGGAAATGAAATATTTTGAATAGCTTCGTTTGTAATATAAACATCTGTCTTAAACAATCCACCCTCAATAAGTACACATACACGATTCATTCGAAAACAATTCTGAATATAAGATTCTCTATCTACATTTCTAGGGATCATTATATATCCATTCGTTATTGGTGGTAATTCGTTTTTCTGAATTCTAGGTGAACCTCCTGCCATAATTATAATCCTCCAAACATTTTACGATTTAAAAAATATTCAAATTGATTTTTATCTACTACAGGACTAGATGCTGTAGTTAATTTACCTTGTTGTGCTTCTTCTGCAGCTTTTCTTAATGTATCTAAATTTACAATTTTAAAATAAGATGGTTTCCCTTGAACTGTTGGGAATGTATTATCTAAACGCTTAACGCTATTAGTTGCAGTACCTTCGAGAATTGGCACATACATACCTCTTTCAACTTGTAAAGTTGTTCTTCTGTCAATTCCATTCTCTGTATAAACGATTGAATTCGAAACATTTAAAACGTAAAAAAATTCATCTGTCGCTTGATTCAATATAAATGTACCCACCTTAATTCTTCTATCTCCATTTAATTCGATTGTTCCCATTCGAGTAAATGGTAAATAAGCATTACTTTCTACAACATAAATCAAATCATTTAACAAAGCAGCCTGCATTGTACTGAAATCTTCTTCCTTCTGAGCTCCTTTGATTGTTCTTAATGTAGCATAAATATCGTTGACTTCTAGTTTTCTATTTCCCCACAATTCAACATATTCATTTAAATAAACAATAGGGACAAATGCTAATCCTGTTTGTTCTTTATCTCCTAATAAACTATTATTTTGAATATGAATTTGAAACCAAGTATAAATTCTTGAATCGTAACTCAAATTATAAGAAAGTACGTTATCCGGCGTTATCGTTATATATTCCTTATTTGAAAAAGCTGACATTATTGCTTTCTCGTTAAAAGGAGGTTGTCGAATCACTATATCAATAGTATTAATATAAGTGTCCATAAAAAATTCTACAAATGGATATTGACAAACTCTATTCATATATTCCATTAGTGTTCCATTAGGATTACCAATAGAAGAATCTACCAAAACTCTTGTTTGAATTTCGGAATCAACAAAGCATTTGACGATTTGCCAAATACCATTTACTGACATAGAATTTTGTCCTTCAACCGAATAACCTGTTGTTCGTTTATCACTCCAAGATGTAAAAAGACTATTCTTACAAACACCAATGTTTGACATTATATTTATAATAAACCAAACGACTTCATTTATTCTTTTATATTTATAACTCCACAAATAATCATAACTCCCTGTTATAACATTTCGTTGATACCACGAATCTTGCGGACGTCCAAGATAAACCCAGTGTTCGTCACCCTCATCATTCTCTATGTCTAACAATGGAATAAAATAACTACCATCTTCTTCAAATAATTTTGAAATATCTCGACCATGAAGAATTGTTGCTTTTGAATTATCTTCTGCAGAATAAACTTCATTACAACCATCAATAAAGCCAATCATATCCCAAACATTATACTCAGTTCCTGTATTAGCTAGTTTATTAGAATCTACTTTAATATTTTCTACATCAATAGAATCTCTTTCTTTTTCTAACTTTAATCGTTCATAACGAATAAAAACGATATCATTAACAGTCACTACTTTTTCTAGGAAAGATCTGACCGAATAACCTTGCGGTGTAACTGTATTAAAAATATCCCAATAACTATCACCAAATCCATTTTTATTCTCATCACTTCTAAACGGCACAACTGTTATCGAGAAATTTCCACTCTGCAGAGTCTTATCAGTCGTACAATTCATTACATATTGACTAATATCGTATATAGTATCAGTTGATTTACAATAAATCCATATACGAACGTTCATCGGCTGCATTAACGTGCTCAATCCTGCAGATTCATCTAATCCTACAACATTATCAGGAACATAATCAGGATCAAGAATTAATTTTCTAAGATTTTCACTCCAATAAGACAAAAAATCTCCTTGAATTAAAAAAGACTTACTGTTAGAAACATCTTCAATCTGTAATGGAGATTTTGGAATAGGGAATTCTACTTGCGTACCTACCTTAATATAAGGTAAATTTTTGGCATTATATTCATCTTCGTACTTCTTCTTTTCTAAATCATCGTATTGAGCCCATATTGCGTTCAAATTCGTAACACCATTTGCATCAGAAGCAACATCCATAAACTCAGCAACAGACATTTTCTCCATATCTTTAGGTAATTTCTGTTGCCATAGACCAATTGCACCTTCAGGAGATATCTCTTCGTAAATAGTTAATACGTAATTTTTTAATTTTTGTTTTATCATCTTTTATCCTCCTGTAAACTAAAAAATCTATTCATAAGTTTAGTCCAACTTGCCATCTGCATTAAAAGTAACATAGAAGATTTTTTACCACCTGTATCAATATCGGTCTTACCGCTTACTACATCTGCTAAATTTTTCAACTGACCTGTTTGAGCATCAAGATAATTCTTCCAATCTTCACCTAATTTTCCATCAATACTATTTACACCATCTCTAATTGCTTGAAGTACTTCTAACATACTTTCTGCACCTTGACCTATCTGTCTATTAGTATCAGATGCAGTCATTCTCGCACCGGCACCGACAGTTCTCGCAGCTTCTTCAGGTTCATAACCTTCTCTAGGTTGCTCTCGAATTCTTTTGAATGATTCGTCTACCTTATCATAAATTCGATTTATAATAGCGGTAGGATCACCTTCAGCAAATTGAGATCGAATGTCGTTCCAACTTAAATTAGGAAATACACCCTTTAAAATATTTATAAATTGTTCGTTATTTTGAGATAATCCTTGTAATTGTAAGAGAAAATCTCTCATAAATTCAGGATCAGCGTTACCACTACGTACAGCTTCAAGTCTTTCCATTGCTTCTGAATACGTACGTACATTAGGATCTGTGCTCGTTAATGTTCTAAGTAATAACGCTTGTGTTATTTCATCTTGAGAGATTCCTCCTCCTGAAAATGCTGTTTGAACTCTTTCTAATTGTCTTCCCTGTAATCCAGTTGCAGTTCTAATGCCATTCATTACAGCGAGAATTCTACCAGCATCAAATTCACCGGCTTTCGATAGGATTTCATCTGCTCTTTTATTGAATGTTTCGAGAGACTCTTCCATTGTAGATGCTATTTCACTAAATGGAAGACTTAATTCTTTCATTCCTCTCTCAAATTCCCTTATAATTGCAGAGCCTCCATAAGAAGTATTTTCGTCACCAAATCTTAATGAACCTTGTAATCTGTTAATTGCACTAGGACTGATCCCGTATAATCGTTCTGCAGCCATTAAAGATTGAGCCTCTCGTCTCGCTGTAGGATCTTCTTCTGTCGCTCCAGGAACACGACCTCCTGCAGCTCTTGTTAATTCAGTTCTACGTTGAATGTAAGTTCCTATATCAATTCCCAAAGCATTTGCTGCGTAAGAACCTTCTTTCGAAGCTATTCCTAAAACATCACTTGTTCTGCCTCCAAAAGTTTGAGCATAAGGAGCAAATTTAGTTTCTGCTTCCATATACTTTTGAACGGTCGCAATCATTCTATCTGCAGCAATATTAGCAGGCATCTCAATACCTCGTGCAATTATATCGCCAATAATAGGAATCCAACGGTACATATCTGCTTCATTTGCCGCTTGTACTCGTCTATAACTTGCGCCAGTTTCAACTGTACCCTGATATTCAGCTCTTAAAGCTGCTTCTTGATTTCTAAAATATCTATCTGTTACAGTATTCTTAATACTATTTAAAATAGCGGCTCCCCCTAAAAATTTCAAAAAAGATCCCATACCGCTACCCATCATAGCCATAATACCTGCGTCACTACCTGAACTTGACGTTGGTTGTGTAGGAGGAATGATAGTTGGTCCTCCGCCTTGATTTCCTCCACCACCTCTTCTTACTTCAACTACCGCTGTTTCAATCTGATCTACATTATCTTCGATCAAAGAAATTGAATTAGTTAGAGCTTCAAGATAACGTGTTATAGCTGATTGAGATGCATTTGGAGCTGAATTTTCTTTCTCAATCGATTTTAAAAGTTCTCCAACATTTTGAATACCCTTTTCGAATGCCGACTCTAATGAACTAATAGCCTTTAATATATTTTCATCAGAAAAGACTTCTTGTTTTTGTTGCTCTACAACCCTTTCTTCTCTAACTTCACGTCTTTGCGGTTGTTGAATATCCTCTTGACGTATTTCTCGTCTTTCACTTATAAAATCAGGCTTCGCTTCAACTGGATCTTTTTCTTTTAAAGGAGCTGTATTTTCGTTGATATTAATTACATTGCGTTCAATGTTCTTAACGTTTTCTGTAATATCTTCTCTATTGTTTTCGTATCTTCTAGAGTTATCAACAGTTTCTTCGCGATTATCTTCAATCGTTTTTGTATTATCTACTTTCGTTACAGAATTATCGATATTCTCAACATGACGATTGATTTCACGAAGCGTTTCATTTGTTGTTTCGCGAACAGTTTCTTTTTTTGGTTTAGCTCTCCATTCTAAAGCATTTGTTTCTTCATCATATTCAGGAGTAACATCTTCAAATAAATCTTCTTGAATTTTCTTTTTCTTAGGCTTTTTCTTCTTTTTAGGTCTTGGTTCTTCTACTTCTTCAGAAGGAAGTTGTTCAATCTCTTTTGTATCTTCCGGTTCTGTAGGTTGTTTTGTCAAATCCCATGTAATAGAATTTGTTTCCTGATCATAAACAAAATTTTGTTGCGTTTCACGAATCTGTCTAGTAGGAGTCGGAGTAGGTGTTGCAATTGCTGCAGCCTGTCTCTTTAGATCAATCAACAATCTCTCAAGTTCGTTCCGATCTTCCATCAACGACAATTGTTCACGAAGTTGTTGTATATTACGTTCAGTCATCTGTTGATTAGATGAACTTACTTGATCTATATCTCTATATAAAGAAACTGCCTCTTCTCTTAATTGTCTAAGAGGAGTTAAATCAGCACTTATCCTAACTCTTTTATCCTCAGCCATGATTCTTTTCTTTTTCTATTTCTTCTAATTTAGCCATCATCTCTGCTTCTGCTCGGAATGAAGCTATGTCATATTCTTCAATTTCAATGGAATTACTTCGTTTTATCCATTCTCCAATATTAGGAATATAAGGATCATTTTCTTTTTCTGTTTTTTCAGTTAAAACTTGATTAAACATCATATCCTCTTCAAATTCCATCATCTGATGAATAAAAGAACATCCCCTATGCTCAGGTGACAAAAAAGCTACTCCATGTTTCTTTCTCCACCAACGATCATAGGGGAATTTATTATTCCATTGAATCATAAAAGTACGTAAATCATCAATGGTCATATCAGCCTTATTTATTTCGTTCTATTCAATCGGTCGACTAAGTATACGTTTAGTTTCCAAAAGAAACGGAATGATTTCTTTGTCGTAAATTTCGCGAATTTCAGTGTAATCAGCAAGACCTAAGTCTCTAAAACTTTTTACTTTCATATCCTTCACTAAATCCGGCATCATAACTGTTATTGTTGCTTCGATATCAATCATATCAAGTGCATTCTGAGCTGCAACAGAACGATTGCCAAGCATCATGTTATAAAAACCTTTTCCTAAACTTTGTTTTAAGGCCTCAATATCATAATATTGACCTACATTAGGGAAGGAAATTCTGTATTCTCTCCCTTTTACTACTACGATTTTATCTTCCATTTATTTCAGAAATCAATTGTTTGTGTAAATATCTAACTTTCTTTTAGATTAACAACCATATCAATACTTAAATCTTCTTTGATAACTTTTAACAATTCTTCCCATCCGTCAGGTAGAGAATCTCTTTTTGTATTATTTTCCTTTGCCCACATAGGCTGAAGATTTCGATAATTGAAGCAGATACGTTGGTTCTCAGGAATAGATAGATCGAATTTTGCACACGGTATAATATGATCGATATGCCATTTACCACAATTATCCCACGTCATTCCGGGTTCAAATTGCATCTCGAGATGAGCTTTCAGCTCATCGATCGAGCAACCGAGAAGATTGAGAGTGTGATCCGATTTCTGATTGTTTTTAAGTGCACTCCAAAGTCTTGTTCGTAACAATTTACCTATTCTGTAATTTTTATCTAATTTATATTTTTTATTTTGATATTCATTAAATCTTCCGTTTAATATCCTTTTCATATAAATATATTTACGAACTTTCTTACCTTTCTCTGATTGTTCATATTTTTCATTGCCTCTTTTAAGAGCTTTTTTACCCTTTTTCGATTGAATATATCTCAATCGCACTTCCTTATAAACATTTGATTTTCGGCGTTCGAGTTCATGTCGAATCCCTTGTTCTGATCTTCGGTATTTCTTCGTAGCTCTTTTATAAATCTCTTTTCCGTGTTCTGTTTTTTGAAGTTTTTGAGTAGAACGTCTTTGACATTCTTTACCCTTTTCTGTTTGATAATATTTTCGTCTTGCTTCTGATGCAACCTCCTTTCCTCTAGGAGATTTTCTATACTCAGCTACACAATCTTTACATCGTGTATTTAACCCATCGGATTTCGATTTATCCTTTTGAAAATGATCAATGGGAAGTTCCTTCTTGCATTTTGAACAAATCTTCGTTCCTTTTTCAAAATTTGCTTTCATAATTTTTACAGATATATTATAACTATTGATTCCTATTTCTGATATAAAAAATTATGGCAATAAAATTGCCATAATTTATTGATTGTTAAAGTTCTAACGTTGAAATCGGATTTAGGTACAGACCTGTTATCGAATAACCTGCAATGCCACCTTCAGCCAAACTAAAGGCTTGATTGTTTACGAAACAAGGATTCAACAAACAAATTGTTTGTCCGGTCGGATCTACCTGAGTCACCATTTTTGTATTCGAATCTTGACTTTGAATCGTTTTAGAATAAATCGCAAGAGCAAAACCAAGTTCACCAAGAACAAGTGTATCTACAATAGCTTTCACTGAACCAAGTCTATGCATCATTCCTTCCATAACAGGTTGTTTGAAATCGATAAAGAATTGATCTACAGTAAAAGTACATTGATACCCAACAGGAGGCACTTCTTGTAACAGAAGATTACCTAATCCCTGTACATTTGCTCGATTCACATTTTCTGCAAACTGCAGGTTACGAACGTAACCTGCAACTTTGTTATCTATTTTTATATACGCTCTAGGCGCTGTAAATACTGCCATAATTATAATCTGTTACAATTATCCACGAATTAAATAACCAGTAAAGAACAATTTCGTAATTTCGTTGTTTACTACAATCTTATAAGTTGTAAAATAAGCATCGTCTTTACGAGTTGTTACTACATCTCGGAATGATAATAACAAATTGTCTTGTTCAGTTGTCGCGGTTCTAGACTGAAGATATGCTACCGTCCAATCTTTAACTGCACCAGCAGATAGAGAATTTGCATTAACACCATTTTCTTGACCCAGCAAATCAATAGAAGCATTTACAATCAATTCTTTATTGATTTGAGCCACAACACGCATAAATTGAATTGAGTAGGATTGTCCTTTTGCATTGAATAAATTAGCATTATCTTGTAATGTATTTACTCCTTGCAAAACTTCAAATTTACCCGAATAATCATTTAACACGGTTACAAGAATACCATATTTCAAAGCCTTTTTCTTTTCAGACTCAGTTAATATGTGTTTAACCCGATCTACACCGATAGATTTAAATGTTACCGGTATATAAGGAGCTTTTCCTGAAACACGACCAACGATTGCACACGTATTATATAACGCAGGCCACCAACGAATCTTTTGAGCATCAAATGCTGATACCAAACCAATACCACCGTGAACCAACTGAACATAACAGTTATTAAACGCTTGTGCAAAAGTAATCTCTTTAGAGAAATCTGCCGGATCATCATAACCTGTCGCATACAAGAAATGAGAAAATTTAGCATCTTGAGTGATGTGTTTGATAACAGCTTTTGTTGTAGTTGAATTTGCATTGGTACCAACCTGATCGGTCATAACAATACTATAATCCAAACCGATAATCTGATCTAATACAGCATTTAAATCATCTGCATCGAAAGATTCTGTACCACCTGATGCTAAAATATACGGTTTACTATTCAAAGCAGTTGTAATATCGTCTTGAGTGACTTCTCCGGTACCTTCCATCTTTGAGGTCGAATCTAAAGCAAATAACAATCCAAAATTTGAATCATTCTTAGCCCAATCGATCAATTCTTGAATATTATTGAATTCAGGTGATTCCAATACCAATTCAGGATCAGCGTTATTTTGAGCAATGTCACCATAAGGTAATCCATCAGTATAAGTACCAGTATAAGTACCACGCCAAAATTGCATAATCCATTTTTCAGGATTTTCTACTCCTGCAACAAATGTAGCTCCATAACCAGTAGTTAATAGAGTTTCACCAAACAATGTACCGTTTGCAATCAATCCTTCGTCTAAAGTTTTAATTACAAATTTACCTCCTGATGTAGTCGCAAAAGCAATTGTTGCTCCTGTTGTTGTTGCAGCACGAACAAATTGAAGTTGTGATACTCCAACTGCATCAGGATTACTTGGATCAGGTGCAAATAATGCTTCTGCAACTCTCCACCACAAACCGCCTTTCATAAAACCACGAAAATCGGAAATTGTATCGAATGTATAGATAGCATTCTGACCGCTCGTATTTTCACCATTGATACCAGCACCACCACCAAAACCTGCAGAATAAGTACCTGTATCAATTACAAGAACCTTTCCATAATCAAGTTGGCGAGCTGGACCAGTCTCTCCACTTACAATAGTACTATATGCACCTGGAAGAGATATCTGTTTGTTGTTCCAATAAAAAGTTGATGCCATTTTATTATTATCAATTAATTTTCACGAATTCTAAAAATCACATAAATATACATCTTATTTTTCTTCTCGCAAAATAAATCACATAATTTTGCTAAATTATTTCAGACTCTACACCAGGAAGACCTAAATTCGAACAATTCCCTCTAGGATTTATCGCTGCTTTACCCGCATCTTCAAAAATAAGTTTGTTAAGCAAACCTTCATCTACTAGAGTAGGAATTAATTCGTCTGACGCTAAATCAATTCTTAACGATCTAAAGAAAATTGGTAGAGGGATCAAATCCTGTTCTGCTATCAATTCAGTCATATTAAAATCGATCTTGTAAAACATTGTCGATAGTACATTATAAGCTCCTAACATAAGAGCATACAATATTTCAGACATTAGAATCGATTCTAAAATATTATCAGCCAAACACATAACATCGAAATTATATGCTCGACTATCTCTGACTTCAAATCCTCCGTTAGGCATCATCATTCCTGTTAATTTACCAATACTCTGCGCCATACCTGAATTTTTACCCGGTTCTCTGATAACGTAACAAGGCAAATTAGTCTTATCTTTAGGAAATTCAATTCTTACTTGAATTTTACGAGGATCTTCGCTTGTTCGTAGAAACATTTTCTTCGCTTGTTCGTAGAAGTCAAAACTACCGTCTTTTGTACCATATAAAATTTGATACAAAAAAGTCTTCGTTTCGTCATCTTTGTAATTCTCATAATCTGTAGGAATATATTCCAACAACTGATTGAGAATATCTTTCATTTGTACGATCTGTAACATCTTTATCTATTTAATAGTTGTTCTAATGTTTCATCTATAGCCATACTAGCTACTTTATCTATCTCTGCAGCCTCCAAAGCTCTATCCATGAGACGTTTGGCAGTAATACCACCATTCCACCAACTGTTTGGATCTGAAGCATCACTTACTCGTCTAAATGTAAAATAATTTCCTCTTTTTTCTATTTCTGAACTTTCAGCTTTAACTCTCACAAGACCTTCATATTTTGCAGCCTTATGTACATATTCAGGAACTTTCAATCCTGGAATATTAATTTCTTTTCTTACACCTAATATTTGATGTTCAGAAGGCAAATCACTTCGTTTTAACGGTTTAGGTGAATTCTTTGCTAAATCGTAAATACTTTGTGGCATTATAGATTTAAAAATTTCTGACTCTGCAATAGCTTGTGGTGTCGCATGTCTAAATGGCACTGTCAAATACCAACCGAGACCGTTTTTCTTTTGTTTGGCTTTACTAGATTTTTGAAATCCCGGTTTTTCATCAAATGGACTTGCACCTTCTTCAACCATTAATGCTAAAGGAGATTCTCTTGCAGATAAACCAAACACAACTTCTAAAGAAGACGGTCGTTCGATATAAACTGCACGTAAATATTCTTCTCTAGATTGTTTTAATTCTTTGTTTATCAAATTCTGCCATTTAGACGAATACTCTTGAACCACTCTATCAATAATAGCGGCTCCTAACATATTGGCAGAATTTTCATCAAGATTAAATTCTGTCACTACATCGCTTAAATCTATTCTAATTGGCAAACTCATACATCATCATTTCTCATTAATCCTGATCCATCAAACATTGGTTTTGACACATCAATAAGGTGACTTCTTCTCGCAATCGCTTGAATAGGAAGTTGAATTTTTTCTTGTTTTCCTGTCGTTCTTTCCATCTTCCATGAAGCGCGTATTTCGTGAGGCAAATCAATTACATGATATTCCGGACAGTGTTTGTAATAAACACTTAAACATCCATTTTCAGGAGGCTCTTCGTCTAAAATCAAACAATATGGATTATCAGGATTTATGTGATATGCCATCGTTTTATTCAGTTTCTGATTAGAATTAACGAAGGTATATATTGCTAACACTTGAACAGGCTTATATGTTGTAAAAACAAAATAAACCCCTTGCGATCCTTTTCTTATAATAAGGTTCTCACTATAATAAGAATACTCTGTTTCAAATGTAACTCTATCGTACCAAGATAAATTAGCTTTATTTACATCCATTACTGTAATAGCTATTGTTCCTAGTAACGTTTCCGACCAATTCTTATATTGATTGTTTTGATTTACACCTGTAATAAGAGCTTTTGTTCGTACTGAGTTTACATAAAAATAACCTGTTCCATAACAATTTTGACAATCAAGTAAAGAAGCTTCGACTCCATTACAAGGACATCTCAACGCACGTTCTAATTGGACCCAATATCCTTTATTCCACGTCGCCGCATCAAAATCTTCTTTAACAAATTCGGGACTCGGTCTACCTACAAGATTAGGCGCTGATTGTGTTAAGATATTTTTCGCTTCCATTACATTACCATAAATTTAGGTTGATCGTAAACTAATTTTAATCTACCTGTCGTTTCCTTGATTTGTTTTTCGTATTGTATCAATCTTGCGCCATAACCCGCATTTGTTGCTGATGCAGTGGTAGAAATACTTTGACTAAGACCGTCTATACTTAACGATTGACTTGCAATACCTGCAGAACCTAAAATTAAATCACCGGCAATTCCTAACGGTCCAAATGATGCAACCATACCAACTACATTAATAAGATCCATCGGCATTTGATCTATATCCCAACCTGTTATATATTGAATTCTCCAATAATCAGGTATCATATTAAACCTTTGCATTCCGACTTGAGAAGTGATACCTGTTAAAATAATTTCAGCATTTCCTCGTGTAGATGAACCAGTTGGAACAACACTTATTCTTCGTTTACCTTGTCCCATCAAAGTATCGTATTCGCAGAATAACCAACCTTGAGGATAAACAATTTGCTCCATTTTATTCAACATACCTATCATTGACAACGGTTCTCTTACGGGATAATTCGTCTGTAAAATAGGAAATGTTTGCCAATAATCTGTTCTGTAGTAAGTGATTGTTTGGTCAGCTAACTGTTTAATAAATTTCAAGTTGTAATAATTTTCGATTTCTCGCTGAGCTGCAACCAAATAAAATCGCATTGATTCGTCAGAGAAATTAGATCCTTCTCCTCCTTGAATTTTGATTCCGTACAAAAACAATTCCCATAATTCAGCTACGGAAATAACTAAACCGGTATTTTTACGATACTTGATATTAAAAGTTAGCTGAGCCATAATAACACTGTTTTATGATTTTGACATGATCATTTTAATGATCTCATCTTTCTTTTTATTTTTTAAATCTTTTTCTTCGAAACCACCACCTTCTTCTGTCATTCCCATTTCAATTAATTGTTTGACAGTCAAAGTATTGAGTTCGTTGAACAACTCATCGTCAATATCTTCATCACCTTTTTCTACTTTTTCGGTTTCTATTTCTTTATCATCTTTCTTTTCTTCTTTAGAAGGAGAAATACCTTTTTGTAAATCTTCAACAGCTTTTTTCCAAGATTTAATTTCTTCATCTTTTTTGTCAAGCTCGACTTTTTGAGATTCAATGATATTCTTCAAACGATTGATCTCGTTTTTAAACTCTTCATTACCTTCAGAAACCTCTTGTCTCAATTTACTTTCAAGAGAAGTTTTGTATTCAGGTTCATCGCCTTCTTTATAAATGTTAGGGAGTTTGCGATCAACGAGCTCTTGATACAATTCTTCAGAAATATCTGCATTTCCATTTATAAAATGAATTACTCCACCGTTTAATTTAATTTTTTGAGAGCTATACACTCTACTTCTTACTTTTACCATAATCAATTTGTTTTAGGTTTTCAAAAAGAGAAAGGAGAGGAGTTTATGATCTCTCCTCCCCTTTCTTTAGTTGTTTTTATTTGTTTTTAAACAAGACCTTCTTCACCGATATTCACGATACGAACAATCTTAGCAGGCTGATACAATACCGGAGTACCGTAATTCAAAATTGCAAATCTACGAGAAGGAGCTGTAATAGCAAAATCCATCTTCATAGTATCAGCAAACTGCAAATATTCGTTAATCTGATTATCATTGTAGTAAATCAATGCAGATTTCGTACCTGCAATGATACGATTGCGGTCACGAACACAATTAGCAGCAGCACCATCCCATCCACTAGCCATTTGAGAAGCAGGAACTTCAAAGATAGGATAATATTCTGTTGTATTGTTAAGCGCAGCATCTTTCTTTGTACGATAAATTACGAAGCAAGTAGCTGCATAAGCACCACCAACACCGGCAGTAAATCCAAATTCAACTGAATCAGTTGCTGCAACAGCTTGAGCACCTCCTGAAGTAATATTCAAAGGAGCAGATTCACCGTAACGGTTCTTAGCAGTAACCAAATAACCGTAAGTACCTGCATGACGACCGAAGTTTGTCTTAGTGTCATTATTATTCACTTTGATAACAGTCCCGGCAACTGGAATAACCGGAGCTTTAGGTGAAGTTGCTTGTTTTCCTACAGTGATCGGTTTACGTTCATCAAAGAAACGGTCGTTTTTGATATTGATCTTACCAAACTGAGTAGTAACATCATTTACACTCTGACCCATTGTTGCACCGGTTACAGAAGCAGCCAAACCTACAATAACACGTTTTGATTCGTGGAACAATTTAACGTAATTGTTAAATACAATCGGGTTAGAAATGATGCGATCAATATAACCGTTATACACGTTAACAACAACGTTAGCTGCATCCTGAATCAAATTGTCATTCAAAACCTGATTCTGAGCATCAATAACAGCCGGAGAATTGAAATAATTATCAAGTAACTGTTCTGAAGTCTTACCTTCTGCAGTACCTCCATCCATTTCGTTTACACCAAGCATGTGTTGACGGAATACGCCATCAAACTGTTCAGGGACACAAGTAGAGTCTGCATCAACCAAACGAGCATCCAAAATAGTTTGTAACAAAATAGTCTTATTCTCAACTTCTTTGGTGTACATATTCATACCACCAGCCAATCTAGCGAGCATTGCAGGATGAGTAACCTGACCTGTAACACCCATAAATTTGGTGATGATTGACTTACGTCTGTACTGAGAATCGGTTTCTTCCGGAGTTTCACCTTCAGTATTAAAGATACCAACTTCTTCACCATACTTATACAACTGATTATACTGATGTACTGTATTGTCGATCTTATGTTTCGGCATTTCCATCAAGTAAACCAACTGATTTAAGCGGTTACCCAAGATCTTTAATGTAGAGTCGAGTGATTCAACTTTCAGACCACCACCATTGTTGATCTGATTGTTATATTGCATACCGGTCTGAAGACCAGCTTCCATTGCTTTCAAAATGTCTTTTGCGGAAATTTCATCCAACAAGTTCGCTCCTGAAGCATCGTTAGTATTGTAATTATACAGATCCATAATTTATTTAGTTTTTAGTTTTCTCCGAATTCTTATTATTTGCACAATTTAATATCGCATTTATCATACATATATTGAGCGAGTTCTTGACCAACGGTTTCAGCTTCCGGATTCGTCAAATACGCCAACATATCACCTTCCATTGATTTCTGTAAAGTTTCAGACATCTGATCGTAAGCCTTTTCAATTGCCTTTACAACCAACGGACGTTGAGAAATAATATTCATCTCATATTTATTATTCTCGTCTTTAGCGATCTGCATTGATTTCTGAATAGCATTTACATTTTCCAATCCAGCAGAACGGAAACTCGGCGTCTGTCCGCCAATTTTATCAATCTTATCACTCAATACATCCAAAGTTTCAGCCATCTTCTCCATAATAGGAGCAAATACGCCCATAGATTTAGCAAAGGTTTCTTCTACAGCTTTTTTGATGCCTTCAGCATCACGATCTTCTGCAGTATCTTTTTCATCGTCCTTTACTTTTTCTTCTTTCTTGACAGCTTCTTTTTCGAGTTTATCGATATCTTTTTCCTGCTTTGTTTCAGATTCGTGATCACCTGCAGCAGCAGCGTCTTCACTCTTCTCGATTTTGATATCGCCTTTTTCAATACTTTTTGCGATATAATCTTCAGTGAAACCCATAGCTAACATGGATTTAACTATCGCGTTGTCTTTGTAGTCTTCAAACTTCATAATTACTGAATTTTATTTGTTTATGTAAAAATAGAACCAAAATTTTACTTATCAAATTAATTAACGAAAATTTTGCAAGTAGTCCCATAAAATTTTCGAAGAAATGTGACCCTCCATGTAACTTTTATACAATTCTTTAAAGTCGTCACTCTGTACTCCTTCTGTCGGAAATGCTTTCAAAACAAAATTTTTATCAATAGAAAGAAGATATCCATCCTTTTCCATTTCTAAAAGAATGTTAGTTTGTTTAAAACTAATATTATCGTTTTCAGAATAATCAATATAATCCTGTTTCTGAACACCCTTAACTATATCAGCATAAGTATTTGCATTAACAGGAGTCATTGTCATTGCTACATTTGTAATTAATGCTTTTGTAATTTTTTTCGGATTCTTTTTGTCTCTTTCTAATGCCTTACCTTCAATGCTAAAACCAGGTTTACGATTTGTTCCTGATTCTTGCATTTCTAACGCTTTATCATAAAAAGCTCTAGCTTCAGGAGATTTTTTCCATAATTGACACTTAACGAAAAATTTATTATCTTTAACTTTAGCATCTAAAGGAGCTCCTATCCAAAATCGAGACTTGTTTATCGGACTACGTGAAGTAAGATGATCTAGATTTATCAATCCATGTTTCAAAAAACGATCAATGATAAACCCATTTGGTTCCATTGATTCTTCTTCTGAATCTTCGGACGCATCGGAAGCCAAACCTTCAAAAATCATTCTTTCATACCGCTTATCATCTCCTACTGGATAATCAAGTGGATTGAATTTAGAAGATTTTTCAAGATTGGCTTCTGTGAAAAAATTAAACTTAGCATCTATATCAAACATCCTTTATATATTCCATTGTCAACGAATTTACGAAATTATCAATCAATTTATCTATTTCTCGATACTTTCTGACTTGCTTCCAATCTTCAATATCGACTTCCTTGTGAATCCCCATCAATGCTCCAAATAAAGCTGCATTTGTATCCGTATCAAATCCTAAATTCACTACGTTACAAAGGTCTTCTTTTAAGGTAGAACTCTTTGTTCTTAATTTCAAATAATTATCTAAAATCAAGTTATATGTATTAATAACGTCTCCTCGATTTTGATAACTATCAACCGAAAAATCGAACTTGATATTTTCTTGCGGTAAAGCTCTCAACAATTTTTCAAGTAAGCAACAATAATTGCCACCAAACTTAAAACAATTAGGATTATTATGAGTGAATAAGCTAAAAAAGTTGAATAAACTCATAGTCTCTGAAGCTACAAACTCCTTTTTTGTAGATCTATAAATTGCAACAGGAAGAGCATAAAACATTGCACCGTTTCCCATCGAATCTGTTCTCGGACAACCATTCCTCATAATAGAAGATGATGTTTGCGATCCTATATCGAATAATCCTTCTCCTGCATTGAAACCTTTATTATGATACCAATCCTTTAGATTATCTCTCATTTTATTAAAAACATCCATCATATTATTCGTCTTAACAGAAAGTGCATCTATAAGACACAACAGAATAGATGTATCGTCAGACCAAGTACCAATTGGTTGATTGTGATAACCTCCTTTTGAAAATCCAACACAATTAAATTTGGTTGGATTTTGAAATTCAAAAGGAACTCCTAAAGTATCGCCAATTATATAAGCTCTGATACTATTCTTTATCTTTTCTATCGTTTTCATCCGTTTCCGAATTTAAGCTGTTTAAAATTAGTCTTACAGACTCTGTTTTTAACTTCTCTACTTCTTCTTTAGAAGGTTCACTAACAACTATTGATATTGATTCTCCATCTTCTTCCCATCTAGGATGTACTTTTTTCTTTGCCATAATTTTAATTTTTTAATTACTATTCTTTTGAATGCCTAAAGATACACCTTTTATTTCATTCGGACAACAATTATTAAACAATTTCGACAACAATAGAATTTGTTCCTCTTGCAAGTACTTTATACTTTAATCCAGCTTGAGCTAAATATTCACTTTCGACAATATTATCTACATTCATAACCGGATCTCCTTTCTTAGCTAACAAAGTTAAATGAAGATCTGATCCAAAATCAGTTTCATGTTTCATTCCAAACGATACAAAAGATTTATCTTCAATTACTTGACCTACTTTTGCATTAAGCCATGTACTAAGATTGTCTCCATTCCCTCTAATTTCCAATCTTCTGTTTAATACCATATTTCGCTTCAGAGGATTTTGTTCAATAGCTTCTTTAATAAGACCTATTCTCGTTTTAGCGCTCTCTGTTTTTTCTTCTGAAAAAACCTTTGATCTTGGTGATTCTGTGAGAATATCTCTTATTGCCATATAACCTGAACCTGTATAATTTTTTATCGCTTTACGTTGATCATCTGTCCATTTGGTCGACGTTTCTTTAGCGTCCCTTTGATATATCTCGAAAAACTTTTCTTTATCTTCAAATGAATTATTCTTATTAATATACAAATAATCTTCTTTATTGTAATTATGATAAATCAATCCATTTACAACCGGAG